TATCTTTTGTTCATTTTTTCGTATGCCTCGTCTGGTACTGGGTGCTCACGTAGTGCATTTCTTTTCTTACATGTTTTTATATTTGTTTTAAAATGCAGGCATATCGTTTCAATCTTTGTAAGTTTTAGCGTTTGCTCCCAATGTTCAAATTCTACTTCCGCCGCTAATTCCAACCATCTGTTACGTTCTGCCTTACTTAAGTTGGTTCTATCGATGTATATATCGTGACCATCCTTTAAAAGTGCTTTAATGCACTGTTCCTCAATTACTTGAATGGTTGGCGCGTCTTTTGCTGTCCAGCCATTGGCTAACACCATTCCAATAAGATCGTCGCATGAAATTCTTTTACACGAGGGCAGGCGCTTTTTCCAGTAAGTAGTTTTTCCGCATGCGGGAAATCCAACTGGAATATAGATTGTTTGTTTTTTATTTTTCATGATGTTTTTACCATTCTTTCTATTAACTGTATTAAAATATGCCCAACCATGATATGTACTTCTTGAATTCTTGCAGTATTATCACTAGCAACTTTAATAGGCAAATCTACTTTTTTAGCTAATAAATTTTTATCTGTTATATTACCAGTTAGACCTATAGTATAAATGCCTAAATTTTTGGCTACTTGGACTGCCTCCAAAATATTTTTAGAAGTTCCTGAAGTAGAAAAACATAACAGTACATCCCCTTCTTCTCCTATGGCTTCTATCTGTCTGGAAAAAATTTTATCAAATCCAAAATCGTTTGCAATTGCTGTTAATATAGAAGTATCGGTAGTTAATGCGATACCGGACAGTGGTTGTCTTTCAGTATTAAATTTAACCACCAGTTCTGTTGCCAGATGCTGGCTGTCCGCCGCCGACCCGCCATTGCCGCACAGCATTATCTTACCGCCCAGATTCAGACAATTACTTATTTCCATTCCTGCTTTTAAAATATTAGAAGACTCGGATATACTTAATTCTTGTCTTATTGTGTTTGAGTCAGATATTACTTTATCTATTAAAGCTACCAACTTATTTCCCATTTGTCAAAATCCGCCGCCAAACAATCTATTTTATAATCTATTCTTCCGCCAATTATTTCTTCAATTTTGTTCTTAGCTGTGTTCCTTATACCATTTAATCCGTGAGTTAATTCAAGGTTTCCGTCTCCAGTACCAGCTCTAACAGCAGATTCGTTATGCCAAATATGAAGATTTATTTGAGCAAGCACTATAATTGCCCGAATAGTTATGGCGCCTATCTGTTTAGTTTTATCTTGCAATATTATGTCTATATCATGCATAATGTCTTTTATTTCTTCGGTGTATTTTTCTTTTTTATCCTTATCGAGAAATACTTCTTTGAGTTGATTTATAGATAAACGATCTATTAATTCTGATAATGTAGGTAAATATTTTCTATCCATATTATGTTTTATATTCTCCAGTTTATTTGGTTTTCTTTGATTACCGTACTTCCATAAATACCTATGCTTATGCCGGCAGCCTGAATTGCTACTTTTATTGAGTCTGTAATAGACATATTTTTAGAAATTGCAGATGTAAAATAAGATATAAAAACATCTCCTGCACCGATAACATCCACTAATTTATGGTTAGATGCCGTAAGATGTTGTAACTTGTTTTTTTCATTTATAAATTTACAGCCGTCTTTTCCCAAAGTAATGATCGGGTGTTTAATATTATAAGTTTCTTTTATATATTTCAAAATAGTTTCCGTGTCGCCTGTTAATTCTGACAATTCAAATTGATTAGGAGTAACAGCGTAAAAATCTTTAAACATAGCAAGATTTATTTTAGGATCTCCTATGAATTTTGCGTTTTTTGCAAATGATTTTATAGATGCCACAGTTTCGTTATTTACCAAACCTTTACCATAGTCACTTATCAGAACAATTGAAGCTGTTTTTAAAGCCTTTATAGATTGATTATTTAACTCATAGTTTTTTATGGGAGAATTGTCTTCTTTATCTATTCGGCAAACAGTAAACATTTTATCATTATGGTATGTTTTACTTTTAATTCGTGTTTTTATGGTTGTCGGTTTTTTATTATCAATATTTACTTGACCTGCAGATATCATATTAGAAATATACTGGCCACCCTCATCATCACCAACAGCTGTAATAAAATATGGGTCTACTCCAGATCCTCGTAAATTTGCATAAACATTTCCAGCTCCTCCCAAAACACTTCTTCGACCAGTTTCTTTTATAATGGCTATTGGTGCTTCTTGTGCTATCCTATTAGTTACGCCAGATATATAAACATCTAACATTACATCGCCAATTAAAACTATTTCTGACATAAATTATTTAACTCGTTGGCTAGAGTAATTATTTGGTTTCGTTTTAAACTTGGGTAGTTGCCTAAATACATTCCAAATTTATGAACATGTTCGACATTTTTAAATTTATCTTTATCGAAATTATTAAATTGTTTTAAATAAGGTTGCCGCAATTGATTTCCGCCACCAGAAAACCCTTGTCTGAATTCTATGTTGTTTTTTGTTAAATAATTACATATACGGGCCCAAAGATTTTTATTTGGTTTTATTAATTGCAGTAACAATGCGTAACTGCTATTACCCCCAATATGAAAATCAGTTTTAAATATTTCAGGATTTAAAGTATCCAACCAAATAGTTAAATTTTCTTGACGTATTTTAATTTTGCCATCTAATCTTTGTAGTTGTGAAAGTCCCACTATCCCGGTTATTTCGGTGGGTCTAAAATTGTAACCAGAAGTTAAAAATATAAAATTAGGCTCCAGCTCCTTATATTGTTTTTGTAAGTGTTTCTTTTTAGATTCGTCCAGACTTCTAATCATGCCATGGTCCCTAATCATAAAACATTTTTCTGCTAAATCTTTATTATTAGTTGAAATCATGCCGCCCTCTATAGTTGTCATGTGGTGACCATAATAAAAAGAAAATACAGACATATCACCAAAAGTACCTAATTTTTTTCTATTTATTGTTGCTCCATAAGACTCGCACACGTCCTCGATCAGTATTATATTGTTCTTTTTTATATACGTTAATAATTTGGAAGTTAATCCGCACAGTCCTAAAATATGTGTTAAAACTATCACTTTTGGTTTTCCATTAGTTTCTATATAATCTATTACTTTATTAGTATCTAGTGCCAGGGTTCTTGGGTTTATGTCTATAAACTCAGGAATTCCGCCATTATCTATTATAGAAGTTATATCAGACGGCCAACCTAAAGGCGATACTATTACTTTTTCATTGTTTAGGGCGAGTGCTTTCATTGTAACAAAATTAGCTGATGACCCCGAGTTTACTAGTATACTATATTTTATACCTAACCACTCAGACCATGCTTTTTCAAATTCTTTTACCTTTTCTCCAAAAGTGAATTTGTTAGAAGTTTTTAGAAACTCTATAAGATTTTTTATATCTTGCTTTGTTATATTATTATCCATTAATGGATGATTCATAATTTTTAAAATCCTCTATTGTCTAACATTGGGATAATTTTCAATAAACCATTTAACGGTATTTGCCAGTCCAACATCTATATTAGTAAAAGTTAAATTTGGAAAGAATCCTTGTAGGTACGAAATATCACACTGACGTTGTTTTTGTCCTGCTAAATTTTTATTATAAATAATTTGTGATTCATTTTTAAAAATTTTTATCATTTTATTAACAATTTCTTTTGTTGTAAATTCATTTTTATTTGAAATAATAAGACGTTCTGGAATTTTTTCAAATTTCAATAAGTCTAAAATAATTTTTGCTACATCTTTAGAGTAAATAAATTCTCTAGCTTGTGTGCCATCGCCCCAAACATTTATAGGGGCGTTATTTGTTTGGGCTTTATAAAATTTATGTATTAATCCCGGAATGAAATGTCCAACAGATAGATTAAAATTATCATATTCACCATACACGTTGGCAGGAATAATTATTCCATAATTAGAATTAAATTGTTGTCTATATGTTTTTAACATTATGTCGGTCATACGTTTTGCATAAGCGTATGCATAATGTTTTTCAAAAGGAACTCCATCTTGCAATTTTTCTTCTTGTATCTCTAAATTGTTTTGGAAAGCACATGCAGTAGAGCAAGCTATAAGTTTTTTAACTTTCGTAAGAGCGGCATAATGGAAAACATGGGAATCTGTTATGACATTATTACGGAAAAATTCAACTGGCTTATTTAAATTGGCATTAACTCCACCAACAAATGCTGCCAAATGTATAACATAATCTGGTCTATGTAAATTAAAAATATTACATACCTCAGATTCATTAAAAAGATCTGCATCTTGACGTGTTAGAAATATAAAAGAATAAGGATACTGGGGTGCTAAGTCGCGTACCGCGCCCCCAATTAATCCAGCGGAACCTGTAACTAAAACTTTTTTCATTTTATTCGTGTATATACTGGCTAATATTATTAAATTTTCTACGTTTCCAAATGGGTGATATATCCATCCAATTATTGTAATCAATTTTTATGTATTCTCGTAGTTTTGAATATTGTTCCAGGAATAATGGATAATCATGGTCATAAAATGCTTGTATAACGGGATCGGGTAAACCGAATTCATCAACACGTTCAGGATCTGGTAACCAGTCCAAATTCATAACAACATCTGGAGACAAAACAATTTGTCCGCCATCATCTTGCATACGAAAACCGAGATCAATTCCATTCATATTTATGTATTCATACCGTCCATCGAATCCGCCTATTTCGCGGAAATACTTAGTGCTCATCAATCCAAATAAGCATATTTTAGCTCCTGGTTTTACCCCAGGAATATGTAATTGGGCATGATGCTCTGCGTCCCAATAGTCTAAAGGTTTTGCTTCACCAGTAAGGCCACGGCCCTCATTGTACCTTAAGTTTATAGCACTCTTTTCATTACCAAGTTCTTTCCATAAATTAATTGCGTTTTTAAGAGCATTAGGATAGTAATAACCGTCATCCACACTCCAAATAAAAAGTGGTGCTTTTGCGACTTGGGTTGCTATCATTGCGCATCTTGTGGGATTGCCAAAATCTCTAATAAACTTAAAATTTTCTTTTGTTACAAGTTCTGCGGGAGGGTCATAGGGACCAATTGCAATAAGTTCAAAAGCCATATCACCCATTGATTCAATAATAGAATCATATAATCTAATCCAGTTGTGGGTTCTAATTCCTGGTAATATAATACTTAGTTCGGGGGTATTCATTATTTTTGTGCCTCATAAAAAGTTGTTATAGTGTTATCATCATAATTAAAATCTTCTTTTTTTACATATAAATTTTCCAAGATATATTTATATAAATCATTAGTTTTAGCAAAGTACCCATCATAGTATTGTGGATCATGCATATACATTCCTGCGATTTCTTCAAATCCTAATCCCACGCTTAAACCATTTGAAAAAATGTGGTGTATGTCATATTTAGAATTAAAGGGGCAAATATGTATAATATTTCCTGATCCGTCTCTAGCAAATAAACTGGGACCATCTTTACCTGTACCAGCTCTACCTGTTTCAAGTTTTATATGTTTACATGATGACCATTTTCTTTTGATGGCTGCAGCATTAAACGATAATAAGCTTTCGCTACAGTTAGCCCGAAGTATATCAGGCCACGGTTTAAATTTATATTTTTCAACATATTCACCAGTAAATACAAAAAACAAACCATTACAGGCCGCACCAACTGCGAGAGTTACCTTGCTTCCATTTGGATCATAACATTGGTATCGAGCCCAAACTTCTGCATAAGGGAAATCGTCTGAATTTCCAGGAGACATTATTGCATCATCTTCATCCATTTCTTCAATTAACTGCTGCAAAGAATTTGTGTCGTTAAAAAATGCATCGTTTTGCCAATAAACATAATAATCGTATAATCCATACAATTCTGTCATTAATTTACAGGAATAGTTCACAGACATTTGTATTCCCACTTTAACTTTTAAAGAATTAAGACAAAAGTGTCTATCTAGGAATATTGCTTTTCCATTATTTAGAATATTTTGTGCATCTATTAAATGATTATCAGCTGATGAACAATCTGAAATAATGTAGTCTACCTCATAATTAGATAAATTTTGTTGCATAATACTTTCAAAATTTCTATACCAATGGCCAATATCTTTATGTGGATCAGGAGCACAAGTACTAAAAATAATTAAAATTCGTTTCACGATAAAATTGACCTTTTAATTGGTACAGACAACATTTGTTTTATACCAGTTATTGCAACATCTCCGAATTTATTACGAACCATATTTAAATAATGGGGATTATTATAGTATTTAATAAATGCAGAATCTCTAAATGTTAACACTTGTTTTGCAGACAAAGCTTCAGTGGGCAGTGGTAAGCAATAACGCGACAGTTGACTATATCCAATCCAACCAACATTATTATTTTCAGGTAAATATTTTTTATTTTCTTTTAATTTGTGTAGTTGTGATCCAGGATATGCCATTGCTGAATAAAAATTAGAATATTCGCATTGTAATTCATTAGCAAGATCTAGAGTTTGTTGCATTGTTTCTTCAGTGTCAGTAGGAAGCCCAAAAATATAATTTCCTAAAACAGAAATATCAAAAGATTTTATTCTTTTAACTATAGAATGTATGTCGGTTTCTTTAAAGGCTCCTTTAGACATACCTCTTCTAATTTCTGTGTTACTCGATTCTATTCCTAGACATAGCCAATTAACTCCAGCTTCTTTTAATTTTTCTAGTAACTCTGGTCTGCATGTGTCGACACGGGCATAGGCCCATATATTAAAATTATATTTTCTTTCGATCATTTTATTGCAAAGTTCTATAGTACGTGAAGGTTTTAATACAAATAATTCATCTGCAAATTTTATATGTTTGACATTATATTTTTCTGCCAATATATCAAATTCGCCAATAAGATGATCTGAGGACCAGCAACGATAACTAGGTTTGCCAAAAGGAGCATTTATACAACAAAAATTACAATGATATGGACACCCTAAACTGGTGTATAAACTAGCATAAGGTTTTCTATTTTCTAACGGTTCGAAATTGCAATGCCAATTATGGGCACGATATTTCTCCATTGGTAATTTGTGCCATGGCATTCCAGGCAGATATTTGTCTAAATTGTCTAGAGGGGTTGGAGGAGGTAAGAAACTTCTGCCGTCACTAGTATTATTAAAATACAATCCTGGTATTCCGTATGGGGAACCAGTTTTGAGCAATTCATTTAAAGCTAATATTCCTTCTCCTCTACAAACATATATATTATTAGTAAAACAATTTTTTGGTTGAATGTTGACCATATCAATAAAAGTTTGTTCTGGCAACGCACTTGGATGTAATCCAAGAAACATTATATGTTGATTAGGATCTAGTTCACGAACATATTTAAAAGTTTCTAAGGCTGCTGGCATGTTTTGAGTAGATGCAGACGGTTGCTGGCCATATACTACAAAAACTACTAAACGAGTATTTTTATAATCTTTAATAATTTTTTCAGCAATTAATTGGGGAGATAATTCTTTAGCATCTGCATCTAGAATATCTGTATTCCAGCCAAAATTTTCTAGAGCTTGTGTTAACATACTAGCCCATATTGGTGGCTCTATTGCACTAAGATTTGTACTTAGCGCTTGATAATTTTGAGATGGGTTTGTTATATTTATAAATAATGCGTCTAACATTATATATCACCAAATCTTCGTGTCCAAACAGCAGGAGAATTTTTCCAAGTATTGGTTGGTAAACAAATACGATTTACACTTTCAGGATCATTGTGTATTTGTTTAAATAAAGGACCATCATGTTCAGTTTGTGAATGATGAATTGGAGCATGAGTACCACCTAAAGGGCCCTCAAAATCTAAATGCATATATTCTACCGGAGTAAATTTAACATTAGCTCCATTACGATATGCTCTAATAGCAAGATCAGTTGCAGCCATTGCTAACCCTTCAAATTGAATATCTAGTCCACCCAATTCTCTAAAAAATTCAGTACGTATAATTGGAAAATTAAGTATATACCAATTATTTGGAACATGTGGACTAGAAGTCCAAATTGAACCATTAACAAGAAAATAGGACTCAGGAAAATGGTTTCCTGCTTCTGTATATGTAGGGGACAAAACATTCTTTTTGTCTGGTCCCATACTTTCAAAATCATTTAATAAACCATCAACTATGCCGGGTAAAAATAGTCCATCATCTACAGCATAGCCCATATATTTACCTTCTGCTAGTGATAATCCGATTCCGTGACATCTAACTGGTGAGCCGTAATCTTTTATATATTTAATATTCGTACAATTTTGTAATTGTTGTGGTAATGCATAGGGACTAATTATTATTAGTTCAAATGAACGAGTTGTCGATTCTTTAATGGAGTTATAAACTCCTTCCCACAGATGTGGCCTGACTCCAGGCATTATTATAGATAATTCAGGTTTAATCATTTAGATGAAATCTCCTTTCCCATACCGACGGGGCTTTTTTCCAATCAGTAATATTTAATTTTATTCTTGTTACTAATTCAGGATTATTGTGTATTTGTTGATATAAAGGAATATCATTTAAAACTTGTCCATCATGGACAGGGCCATGATCTCCTTCGTGCCCTTCTACTCCTAACCAAGTGCAGTGTTGTATGTTTATGTTTTTAAATTGTACTATTGCGCCGTCCCTATAAGCACGAATTGCAAAATCAATCACTGCCATAGGAATTACTTCAAATCTGTAGTCTAAACCACCCAATTCATAAAAGTATTCTGTATACATTAAAGGTTGAAGCAAAATATACCAATTATTTTGAATAAAAGGACTAGCGGTAATACCGCGGTTTATTCGAAAATAATTTTCATCATGGTCATCACCATCTTCTGTGTATTTAGCATTAAAAATATTTTTAATATTGTGAGGAAGAAGTTCAAAATCATTTATTAAGGTATCTAATGCGCCTTTAGCAAAAAGACCATCATCTGCACAAAAAGTCATGTAAAGACCTTCAGCTAATAGTAGCCCCATATTATAACAACGAATTAAATTACCATAGTCTTTTATGTATTTTACATTAGGTGCTTTTTGTAAACTTTCAGGAAGAGCATAGGGACTAATTATTATTAGTTCAAATGAACGAGTTGTCGATTCTTTAATGGAGTTATAAACTCCTTCCCATTTTGAAACCCTGATTCCGGGCATCATTATTGAAAGTGCTGGTTGTGTCATTATATATTACCAAACCTCCGTTCCCATACAGACGGTACATTTTTCCATCCGTCTATATCAACTACAACTCTATCTGCGAGTTCAGGATTAACATTAATACTATTGTATAAAGGTGTGTCCACTAACATTTGAGCATCATGCATGGGACCATGATCTCCTGCATGACCGGACATATGTGTGCAGTGCAAAGCAACCTGGTCAACTAATTTTACAATTGCACCGCCTCGTTGCGCGCGAATTGAAAAATCATTGCAAGCCGGCGGTAAAGATTCAAATTGACAATCAAATCCGCCTAAAGATAAATAAAATCCAGTATCGATAACAGGCTGACTTAGTAAATACCAATTATCTGAAACATACGGTCCACCAGTAACACCGTCACTATTTATATTAAAGAATTTTTTGTCAAATTCGTGTCCAGCTTCAGTGTATCTGGCTATAACAATATTTTTAACATTAGGGGGCATTGTGGATAATTCGTGTAGCATCGTATCTAATATTTTAGGTACAAATAGTCCGTCATCTGGAACCCAAGTAAGGTATTGACCTTCTACCAGTAATGATGCAATATTGTGTGCTCTTACAGGATTCCCAAAGTCTTTAACATATTTTATATTTGGAAATGGTTCTAATTTTGGTGTTAGGGCATAAGGACCTACAATAATTAATTCAAAGGGCACAGATACGGCATTAACAATTGATTCGTATACTGCATCCCAGTTATTAGGTCGTATGGCAGGCATCATAATAGAAAGAACAGGTTTAGTCATTTAATAACCTCCGTCGTTGATAATTTAATAAAAATTGTAAACTTTCTTCAAAGCTATATGTTGGAACCCAACCAACAGTTTTTTTGAATTTATCTATACAAGGAACTTGCATAAAAATATCCGAAGGTCTTAATAATGTGTCTAATACTTTAGTTTTAATTTCACAGTTTGCCATTGAAATTAACATCTTTAAACACTCACTTATTTTTATAGGATGTTCGCTTCCAATATTGTATGTTTCTCCAATAACTCCCTTTTTCATTAATGCCCAATAAGCTTTAGCAATATCTCTTACATCAATTAATGTTCTTGTTGGGGATAAATCTCCATGACATAGAACATTTTTTAAACCATGTTCAATTTGAACAATTTGTTTTGCAAAAGATGTAGCAAATAAGTCATCTCTACGGGGATTTATATAACCAAATGCACGAGTTATGATAATTTTCATACCATAACAACGATGATAGGCGTGTCCTAAACTATCTTGCGTTAACTTAGATACTGCATAAGGGTTTATTGGCCGTAAAGGGCAATCCTCTGTAATTGGTATGTGTTTAGGATCGGGTTGGCCATAAACTTCTGATGTACTACAAATTTGAATTAGTGGTTTTTGTTTTGAAAAGTTAATAGCTTCTAAAAGATTTGCAGTCACCATTATGTTATTTTGTATTGTAGATAATGGGTTTATAAAAGCGTCTTTAATATTGGTTAAAGAAGCTAAATGAAAAATATGGGTAGGTTTAACTATTTCAAGAAGTCTTAGTATTGAACTAAAATCAGTTAGATCACAAAAATGTAAATTTATCGCATCCTTGCAATTATCTAAATTTTTTACAGTTGACGTACTATGCCAACGAGTCGTTCCATGTATTTCTGCGTTTGGTACTTCTTTTACTAAATAGTCAGCTAAATAACTTCCACCACTTCCAGAAATACCAGTAATTAAAATTATAATTTTACTCATCTAGTAATCGTGTCCCTGGGAAAACGGTTTTTTTGAATTTTTTATTTTCTTCATGAATTGTTTCAAACAGCTTTAAATCTAAATTTAGTCTTTTTACTTCTTGCACAATTGCTATTATGTCTTTCGGTAAACAGGTGCCAGCATAACCTCTAAAATTATCATTAACATCTAAATAAATATCCGGCGTTGTTTTTAATTTTATAAAAGTATTTTTTATAGCCGTATAATCGGCTTCGTATGCTTGGCAAAGTTCGTACATTTCATTCGCAAATATTACTCTTAATGCGTTAAAAATATTCGAATAGTATTTTATAATTTCGGCTTCTGTCGGAGTGAGTAATTTAGAGTGCTCAAAATATGTTCCATGACATTCTTTTATTAATTTATAAACTTGTGGTTTTGTTGTTCCAACTACTAAAAGTTTTTGATTTTCTACAAAATCTGAAATTGCACAACGTTCTCGTAAAAATTCCGGCACAAAACAGATGTCTAAATTTTTATTGATTTCTTGTTGTAAGCGTGCTGTCGTTCCAGGAATAACTGTCGAATGTATTGCAATCACTCCTCGATAATTTAATTTATTTAAATCTTTGACTACTTTTTCTACAATGCTAACGTTACAAGAACCATCTTTATTTTTTGGAGTTGGAACACAAACGTAAATTACATTACATTGTAATAAATCAGTTAGTTTGGTTTCAAATTTAATATCGTGGCCATAAACTGTATGACCTAGTTTTTGAAACCCAAAATGGCAGGCTAAGCCTACTATACCAAGACCAACAATTCCTATTTTCATTAATATTTACCCATGGTTTTAAAATAATTTATAACTTCTTTTACTGATTCAATAAGAGGAATTTGTGCTTTAAAATTTAAAAGTTTTTCACTTTTAGTAGTGTCAGGAATTCTCTTTTGAACGTCATATTGAAATGGAGGTTCAGTTTCAATCATAAAAGGACTAGCATTTATTTGATCCCATACTATCTTTGCCAATTCTAAAACACTGGTTACCTCTGTAGTTGATATGTTAAAATCTTCATTTATATGTGTTGTTTCTGTGACTGCCCTAATACCTCTGGCTATATCTTTTCCGTTAGTATAACATCTTATTTGAGTACCGTCACCTAAAATATGTAATGGATTTTGTCCTCGCAATGTTTTGTTTATTAAATCCGGTAAGACGTGGCTCATCATTAATTTTATGTTTCCAGATAAAACTTCACAATCTTGTAATGCCTTATCTTCTCCTATTCCAACACAATTAAAAGGCCTAACTATTTGAAATGGCAACCCATACTGTTCAAATGCTCCCTTGGCAAAATATTCTGTAGCTAACTTTTGAAATCCGTATGTTGTTAAAGGAGGAGGCGTGTCTAATATGCTTGTTTCTGGAGTAGGGTATTTTTTTGTATTTTCAAAAACCATAGAACTTGATACAACAACAATTTTTTCTAATATACTTTTTTTATACAAATCTATAGCTACGTCAAAAACATTCGATGTTATTCTTTCATTGCTGGCTAATAGATCATAAGCATATTTATGAAAATAACTAATACCTCCTATTTTTGCCGCCAAAGATATTATTATTTGTGGTTTGTAAAAATTTGCTAAAGCACTAAAATTTTTATATTGTTGAATATCACCAAAACAAAAAGTAAAATTAGGGTGCGAATCGTGTGCACGTATTACTTTTCCATATTTTGAATAATCGTCTACTCCTATTACTTCGTAACTGTTATTTAAAAATTCGGTACAAAGATAAGACCCGATAAATCCTTGGCTTCCTGTAATTAGTATGCGTTTCATTTATAACTGTGGTTTTTCGTAGTTGCCACCAATAGCTGTCAACATTGTTTCGTACTCAAGTGTCTTCCCGTTTGGAAATCTTTTTTTCCATATTTCCGAACTTTGTTCCCAATTATTAAAATCTATAATTGTTTTAGATTTTAATTTTGGCAATAATTGCTCAAATAAAATTTCATCAGAACGGGTACTATCATGAATTGGTTTATGGTCTAAACTGTGTTCAGGCCAAAATTCTGCTAATGAGATTTCAACAAGGGATTGTAATACTCTGCCTCCCATATTTTGAAGTCTAATTCCTAAATCAGCAGCAGGAGCACATAAATATTCATAATTACAATCCCAACCACCAATTTCTTTAAAAGTATTTAAATCCAAAAAGGGTTGAACGGCAATTGGAACACCTTTAAAAAACCAATATGCTGGAGGATATGGTTGATTCATAAAAGGTGGCTCATTAGTTGTAAGACATCCATTTACTAAATTTGAAAGATATTCTGGGTAATTGTCTATTTGCGGTCTTTCAAATACAAGTCTTCCTGCTTTAATTTCTCTAAATCTCATACCAACTACATCAAATTTATTACAATTTCCATAATAATAGTCAATAGTTTCTTGAACAGCATTTTTTATAAAGAAACAGTCGTCTACCGTAGAAAAGAAAAGTTTCCCTGTTGCAATATTTGCTCCAATCTGTGCCGCTCTGCTAACTGATCCGAAGTCTTTAATATATTTTATAGTATCATTATTAACAAAATTTTCAGGCGGTTCAAAAGGTCCTACGAAAATTAATTCAAATTTATATTTTCCGCATGATCCTAGTAAGCTATTATAAACAGTGTTCCAATAATGGGGGCGTATACTTGCTATAACTATAGATAAGTCATAGTTATTTGGTTTATTTGTCATTATAAAAGTCCATATATTCGACTAATATTGTTGAAAGGCCGTCGGTACGCTCATAAGCTTTTTTATAAGCTGGTAAAATATCGTCCGGCTCTATCAATTTAATTAGTTCTATTTTAGTTAACATTTTTTCAAATCCGTCACTATGGTCTTGGTGATGTTGTGGGCCTGGGTATAATGGTTTAGTACTTCCAATTCCGACACGTATTATTACTTTTGGCTCCACAGTTCCATTTGACATTACTGAGAATTTGTCTAAATTGTTTATTAATTGATTTGCAGCAAGCAGTAAAAAATCAAATCTAGGGTAAACAGTTATTGGCACTAATCCTGTTAAAGCTAGGCCTATGGATTGCCCCATTTGAAGTTCTTCTGCTACTGGTAGTTCTATTCTTTTTTCTATTGGTACGTTTGCAAATGTTTGAAACATTGATGTACCTGGTACATTTACTGTTTGGCCTAAAAATATTGTGTCTTTTTTAAAACTTAGCCAAGACATTGTTTTTGTTATTTCTTTTGTGTATCTCATGATTTATTTAAGATTAAAAATTTATAAATTTACCAATACCCATATGGGGATATTTACGAGTGTAACTATAGTGTATTATATTTTTACTAATTTCTAAACTACTTTGTAGATCAGAGCGGCCCCATACTTTTTGTGTAGCAGTATTCACACATAGGCCATTATCCTCGATTACAAAGGTAATTGGCAAATCATGGCCATGGGCATATTTTAATGCTTCATAAAAAGTACCCATTTGACTTCCCATATCTCCAATAAAACACCAAACTTTATCAGGAAGTTTTTTATATTTCATAGCCATCGCTGTACCTACGGCTACTGGAGCAATACTGCCTACTATTGCTGAACTGTAAAATCTATGTTTTGGGCACTGTATTGTTATACTATGACCGGTCAGTATTTCTTTATATAACCAATCCTCCGGAATACCGTGCAATAGGGCATGGTAATGGCTACGCCATGTTGAAAATACCCAATCTGTAGAATTTATATTTTTAAATATATCTATTAACTGGTATTCATTGCCACCAGATAAATGTACGGGAGCTTTAATTTTGCCAGCTCCATAGAGGGCAATAATTTTATCTTCAAAAGCAATGAGATCTTTTTTTGTTAAATTATGCATTTGTAAATTGTTTTCTGGGTAAAGTTTTATAAAAACGAATAAGTTGCTTAATGCCTGTTTCGAGAGTTGTTTGTGGAATAAATCCAGCTTTTTCGAGTTTTTCATTAGAGACAATGTAGTCTCTTTTATCAGGGTCATTTGTAAAATTATCTTCTACAATTACTAATTTTGGAAGTTGTTTTTTTATTTTCAAGGCTAATTCTTTCTTTGTACAATTAGCGGAAGTTAATCCTAAATTATAAACACCCTTAGTAGTAGTTTTATTTTCTAAAGCCCAACAAAAAGCTCGCACTACGTCGTCAACTGAAACATGATTTCGTCTAAAATGTGGTTCAAAAATAACCATATATCCCAAAAAATAAGCTTTACTAACAAAATCATTTGTCATGATTTCTTGCCTAAATCTATAGGAAGGTCCAAACACAGTTGCTAGTCTAAAACTTGTCGCATCAGGGCAATGTTCAATTAGATATTTTTCAGCGGCTACCTTTACTTCTCCGTAAACTGAGACTGGTCTAAGAGGACTTTCTTCAGTACAATAGTCACTATCACCAATACCATACCCACTATTTGTATTAGGAAATATAATTTTAATGTCAGAGTTAGTTTGTAATTTCCAGTCAACAATATTTTTTATTTGTTGATAATTTATTTCCCAGCTATTTTTTTCAACTAAGTCGCATGAACGCATTCCAACCAGACCAGCTAATGGATAAACAGCGTCAAAATTTCCAGTTTTTAAAATTTTTAGAAATTTATCATTTCTAATATCTAAATTTTGAAATAAAAAGTTTTCATATGTACTTAAATGCCCTATACTTTGTTGTCCATACATTAAATTGTCTATACCAACTATTTCTACATCGGGCATTTTTTGAAGTAATAAGGTTGATAATTTGCTTCCTAAATATCCGGCACATCCGGTAATTAATATTTTCATATTTTGGTTCCTTCTATATTTAAACTCATTAAAGTTCCGGTTTCTTTTTGCATATGTGGTAAATAAGCTTGGCTATAATCATCTATGTAATGGTGCTCTAAATCTTTCCAATTAAATCTTTTAATATTTTCAAACCCAGTACGGCGTAATAATTTTTGCATGGTTTTAAAATCCCATCCAGATTTATGAAAATGATATTCGTTGCTCTGTTCACCATATAAAAGTTTATTTAAAATTGTTAAATCTTTATGAAGTATGTAATGACAAAAAATACTATTTAAATCTGGCACAGAGATACGTATGATACCATTTGTTTTTAAAACATCTTTCCAACGGTTTAAAATAAAAGGTACTTGTTTTGTAGGAAAATGTTCTAAAACATGAGCACAGTAAATTAAATCAACTGAATTATATTCAAACGAGGGCAATGTGCTAATGTCCTCTATTTTATCCGGATTACAAGTTTCGTCAATATCAATATTTACGTAATGCGGTATGTGTCTTTTTCCACATCCCAAATTTAGCTTAATCATTTTTATTGTACTCTTCTATAAATGTTTGTAATTTTTTAACATCTTCTGCACGTAAGTCTCCAGTTTTTAGCCATATTTTATGATCTTCTGGAATACCGGCGTTTTTTTCTTTACTAGTTACATCTTCCTTTGTCTTTCCGGTACATGGATGTAAATGTTCTAAAAAAAATTCTGGTAAATATATATATCGATTTAGACCTTGTGCCACAGAAGTTACCCAAGTATCATTATACCATGACTTAAAGAGTGGGGGTACTACATACCCTATAGTATCAATCCAATTTTTATGTATAAAAAAATGAGGAGCTATTGCACCATTTTGTATTCCGTCTCGTGGGTTTACTAATAAAATTTTGTCTGGATATTTATTAAAACATTCTCTAACTAAATTATCCCAATCTTGTAAATGGAACATTATGTCGTCTGCACCAATTAAAATAATTTCTCCTGTTGAATGCGTATAAAGTATATTAGTTAAATTAGAGAATATTGTGTTATTTGCTTTAGTGTCATGAATAATCCATTTAATATTAGGATTTAAGTTTGCATCTTTTAATTTGATTGTTTCTATATCATAGGGTTCAATACAAAATAAAATTTCAATGTTATCTTTTTGTGCAACAGTACTATCAATATTTTGAATTAATGCAAGTAAGCGATTTGCCCTTAATCGTGTTGGAATTAATATAGATATTTTCATTTTTAAGGTTTTAACCAACCGTATATTTTTTGCTCTGTTATTTTTTTATGCATTGATATAAATAATTTCCTGGTTTGTTTTTGTACCAAATAATGTCACGACACCAATCACACACATTATTAAATTTATATTTAATTTCTATCTCATATGTGGGATATGTTTTTTCTATATTTATGGGCTGATTCTTTAAGATATTTAAATAATTTTCATAAATGTTGTATGTTAAAGATAATTTTGTAACAGTGTTTGTTGGAAGTACTAATAATTGTTTATTTAATTCTATAGCTTCCGTTATCACACTTTTATTTTTATTAGAAACCATAGATAATAACAATTGCCCGGCTTCTTGGTATGTTGTACTGAGTTGATTATTTGCTACTAAATTAATATAAGCTAATTCTTCTAATGGCCAATAAATATCGTGGTATTCTTTAGAGTACGCGTAATCAAATCCTCCTTTAGTTAAATTAGTAGCATGGTTAGTGAAGAGTTTAATTAATGTTCTAATTGTGTTACAATTTGATTCTGCCGAAATAAACTTATGTATTATGTCTTTATAAGAAATATTTTCTAATTTGTGCATTAACAAAATAGGAATCTGTAAAAATTTATTAAATATAAGAAAAGATGTCATGTGAGAAAATACTTTCATTTTAATGAAATCTTCAACTGTAAACGAATAAGAACCAACAATGGATTCTTGTTCTTCGTACAAGTCGTCATATAGAGTTCCATACCTATTTATTGGTTTAGTTTTCACTGAAATAAGTTTGTATTTTTCCTTATACTCTGGCGTATCCATCTCAGTATTAGGAACTGTAACTAAATTATTAAATTGTATTTTGTTATATTGGCCTTTATTTATTATAATATCTATGCCCTCTATGAAAGATTTATAAGTTTCTCCAGGCAACCCTATAATAAAGTCAGTGTATGTTTGTATACCAAGTCTGGCTAATTTACTTTGAAATTTTAGAAAATCATCTAAAGTTAAATTAGATCTTTTTACATTTTTTAATGCTTCTTGTGATGTAGTTTGTATTGAGATGGTAACTCCTCTGTCGAGCCCATGTTTATTAAGCGCATCGTGTATATTTAAAAGGTTTGTAGTTAATTTTTTACTATTTTGTATGGCGGCCACTTTTGGATATCCGTATGTTTGTTTTAATTCTACTAATTTATTTACGGTATCCAAGTCTTTTTTAAATAAACCGAAGTTGCCATCACAAAATATTACAAACTCAAATTTATTTTGTGCCAACCAGTTCAATTCTCCATATACCCTGTCTCTAGTAAAATGTCTAATAGTTTTAAATGAGTGCCCGCCCCAATTACAATATGCACATTTATATGGACAACCACGATTAGTTTCAATCATTCCTATAAGATTGGGATCTTCTTTTAGAATATTATCAAAACAACCGCTGAGATATGGTGATGGATAATTTTCCAATTTTCCAGCATTTATATAAGTTGGGTTGGTGGCATACACAGCTTGACCTTTCCTGTAAATAATGCCCGGTATAATATTTAAATCTTCACCAGAATGTAAATGGTTTAAAATGGCTGAAAACTTTTCCTCTCCTTCTCCATATACTGCTATATCAATAAACGGATTATTTTCCAATAAAGATTTATCCAAATCTTTTATTTGAGGGCCACCAACAATAATTTTACACAGCGGGGTTTTTTGTTTTAATTGTTTACATATTTCCAATGTAAAATTATAATTCCATTGATACAAACTAGCCCCTATAATATTACAGCGAGACAATTTTTTTACTATTTTATCTATAGTGTCGGCCCTGTAAATTATATTTTCAAAATTAAAATTTTCACTATTTTCTGATGTTTCTTGAAAATACGCCTGTAGGGATCCCGCTGTATACGGGATATAAGTTTGTCCAGAAAAGGTGTTGTTTATTTGAACTAATCCTACTTTTATTTTACTGTTTATCATTTATTTAAATTGTCTAAAATGCACCAAATTTTTGTATAGGGATCTGATAATTTATAGTTTTGCTTAATTTAATTTTATACTTTCCAGAAAGTTCTACTGTTCGAACAAATAAAAAATCTTCTAGCGTAGTTAATGGCATTTCAAATTCCTGTCTAAGTTTAGCTCGTGTTACGAAAGCAATAGTTATATGCCCACATGTAGAAGAAAGGCTGGGATAAATTGTTGTTCCTTGATCATATTTTGCAGCAAAAGCTAATAAATCTGTTTCTAGTGTAAATTCTGTAAGTACATCATTAATAAAACTAGGCTTAATATAGTCATCATCATCAACCATGGCTATTAACTCATTATGTGCATCTTCCAAGCAAATATTTTTAAATAGTTTGTTTCTAGCAAGTGATCCACCATATGCACCAGCTTCTTGCGCGTCCAGTCTTTCAACATTCAAGATAACCATATTATCGGTTATATTCAAAGTTTTTAGCACTTGGTCAAAATCACTATTATGTATTTGTTTGTGTATTAAATCTAAACCTATATGTATTTTAACTAAATCCTGATTATATCCATTACAAGAAGTTATAGACTCTACTGCTCTTTTTAATGAGGGTCTTCCCATAGTAGGAATCAAAAAATGAATTTTCTTTATTCCGTGATTTGCCATTTATTTTGGTACCATCCAACTGTTTCTGACAAGCCTGTTAAAAAATCAATTTGTGGTTTCCAACCTAAAGTTTCTTTAATTTTATTAGAATTCACACTATAACGTAAATCGTGTCCTGGTCTGTCTTTCACAAATTTAATTAAATTTTCATCTTTATTTAATAATATAATCAATCTTTTAGTAATTTGCAAGTTAGTTAATTCATTATCGGCACCTACATTATAAATTTCTCCGATATTGCCTTTTTCGAGCACATTGAATATTGCCCGACAATTATCGGTTACGTGTAACCAATCACGAATATTGTTGCCTTTACCATAAACTGGCACTGGATTACCAGTTAATAAGTTTTTTATAAACAAAGGAATTAATTTTTCAGGAAACTGATTAGGGCCATAATTGTTGCTAGACCTGGTAATTAATACTGGTAATCCGTGTGTTTTGTAAAAAGCCCTACATAAAAATTCTCCAGACGCTTTACTGGCAGAATATGGAGAACTGGGAGACAATAAGGATTCTTCCATCCATTGTTTATCTTCGAGCGAAAGAGAACCATAAACTTCGTCAGTTGAAACATATAAAAATTTCTTTACTTTATGGTCTCTGGCGTGTTCTAATAAAATTCTAGTGCCTAATATGTTCGTTATAACACATTTTTCAGAACTGGCTATTGAATTATCCACGTGAGTCTCAGCCGCCATATGAACAACATAATCTATATTGTGGTCCCTAAAAGGAAGAAGTGCCTGTTCCGGTTGAGTAATATCACCATATATAAAAGTATAATTTTTATTGTCTTCAATATCCCTGAGATTTTGTAGATCACCAGCGTATGTAATAGCATCTAAATTTATAACTTTCCAGGTAGGGCAATTGTTCAAAATGAAATGAACAAAATGAGACCCTATAAATCCCGCTCCGCCCGTTATTAAAATTGTTTTACTCATCTCTTTCGTCCCAATTATAAATAATTATACTATTAAGGTGCGGTGTTAATCTGTATTCGTCGGGATTTTTATAGTCGTACGGCTTGTCAGGAATATTTATAACGATTGCGTCCTTTGTTCCTATATTTTTAAAACCGTGCCAAATTTCTGGTGGAATTTGAACTAGCAATGGGTTGTGTTCACCTATAATAAAAGTTTTAAATGATTCGTCCTTATTGTCATAAAGAACTAATTTCACATCTCCGCTTATACAACATATGCAATCTGTTTGAAGCATGTGCTTATGCCAGGCTTTGACTACGCCTGGATAAGCGGTGGTGAAATAAACCTGGCCGAACTTCTTGAAAAACGGATTATCGTTCCTCAAAATTTCACCTAATCTCCCACGGGCGTCAGGAACTATTTTTAATTTTTGTGTTTTAATTTTATTCATTCTGTGCTTTGTTTTTCATAAACTGGATTGCGCTGTTATAAGCTAAGATTGATTCTCCAGCATCTATCCAATAACCGGATAAAATTGAATGTGCCAAGGAATCCAGTTCCAGGTACACATTATTTATATCGGTGATTTCAAGTTCGCTTCTTTCTGAATATTTTAAGTTTTTTAAGAAATCGAATACTTGTGGATCATACATATAGATACCGGTAACTATAAAATTAGATTTAGGCTGTTGTGGTTTTTCTGCTATGCCGATAATATTTTTATTCGTATGGTCAAATTCTGCAACTCCATATTCATGTGGATTGTCAACCTCTTTTAAAAACACGTGGGCCGTTCCGGTAGTATCAAATTCAATAACTTTAGTTTTAAAGTTCTCCTCAACAATATTATCTCCGAGCATAACTAAAACATTATTGTTTCCAACAAAATCTTCACACAGGGCGAGTGCTTCACCTATACCACCTTCTTTTTCTTGGTAGGTATATTGTAATCTTTTTAATCCAAACTCTTCACCATTTCTTAATAGTTTTAAAAAATCTCCCGCGTGGTTTCCTCCAATAACTACCATAATATCATTTATGCCTGAATTTACTAGTGTTTGAATAGCATAATAAATCATAGGTTTATTATATATTGGTAACAAATGTTTATTTGTTATTTTGGTTAATGGGAACAACCTGGTCCCTAAACCGCCCGCTAATACGATACCTTTCATTATATTTGTCTAGTTTTTAAACTGGTTGGAAAGTTTTCTAGTTTTGTTTGTAAAAAACTATGCGCCAAATCTATTTTTAATCCGCCATTTAATGGTCTCTTGGCTTTTTGATTTAATTGTTCTGTTGTAACAGGTATAACTAATTCATCAATTAAATTAAAATGATCGGCAATTACAATCGCGGCCTCATATTTAGAAATATATGATCTGCCAGCGACATTTATTATTCCATTATAAGATGTTTTCATAAGTTCTATTGACGCTTCCGCTAAATTTCCAGCGTGTATTGGATTATAAAATTGATCATAAGGAACTAAAATTTCTTTTTTTGCATCAAGTGTTTGTTTAACCCAGCTTACAAAATTTGATCTCGTCTTTGCCCCTTTACCGAATAACCCATTAGTTCTTATTATACAGTAGGGCTTGTTTGATTTTTTTATTATTTCTTCGCTTTCTAGTTTAGTTTGACCATAAAAATTTAAAGGTCCTGGAGCATCTAATTCTGAATAAGGTCCGGAATTTTGGTTACCAAAAATATAGTCGGTTGAATAATGTATAATTTTTTTAACATTGGACTCGTTTAAAATTTCAACAATTTCAGTATTTAGTTGAGAGGCTAATGCCCGATATTGTTCGCACGCGTCCACATCAGTAAATGCCGCGCAGTTAAATACCGCGTTAGGCTGAAATTCGTTTATTAATGTTAAAGTTTTATCTTTATTTATTAAATTATGTTTAACATAATTAAAATTATGTTTAAGTTTAAAAGGGTTAGGGGCAGCGTCTATTCCAAGCACAGCATAATCCTTAAATAAATTATATACTAAATATTGTCCTAATAGGCCGGCCGCTCCAGTAACTAAAATTTTTTTCATTATTTATTAAATGGTGTTTTAAATTTTTCTCTGCCGGGCTCTCCTCCCCATTTTTGTATGTAATATAATTTGTTTTGCTGAAACGTACTATTCAGTGTTGGATCTTTTTTTAAACTCATAGAGTTTCTACATATTTTTGGAGTAAAAATAGAAACATTTCCCAGATATTTAGTTTCGTCTAGCAACCTCATTCTCCAATGAAAATCATTATCTTCAAAATAAGCAGGGTAAAAATTTTCATCGAAGTATTTACCTGGAGCATATTCCATTGCGGACGCTCCAAGTCTACTAATGCACCAAACCGACCAGTAGTAAGGGCCAACATAAAGCCATTTGTCCTGATTGTTTTCTACCACATCTATCATTTCGGGAAGTTGTATAGGATTTAAAATAATATCGTCGTTAAGGGAAAATAAAAAATCAATGTCTCGATCAAAAGCATACTTGATGCCAAAATTCCAACTTGCCTGGACCCCTATGTTCTGGGATCTATTTTCTAATAAAACTTTTGGATGTTCACAAAGTATTTTTTGTTGGCCATTGTCGAGAATTTGTAAATATTCTACTTGTTGCATTTGTGGCAGCAGTGTTAACATTGATTCTTCTAACAAATCTTTTCTGTTAATGGTCGGGATAAAAATCGCAAATTTAGACATTTTATTATTTTTGGTTATATTTTTAATATCGGAGGAGGGAGTCGAACCCTCAATCCATAAGGCGTGAACTCTTAAGGCTCATGTGTATGCCAGTTCCACCACTCCGACTTTTTGTTTATTATGCTTCTTTTAAATGTGGATGTTCACATTCTTTTCTAAGAGAGAAATCTATTTTTTTAAGTTTTGGTTTATTTTTCATATTTTTCCTTTATTTTGTTTATCTTGATACCCTTGGTAGGACTTGAACCTACATGGAACCTAATCCCTAGCGTTCTAAGCGCTATGTGTATGCCATTTTCACCACAAGGGTAAAAAAGAATAAGCCCGTAAATATAATTCACGGGCTTATTTAATATACAACTTTTTAAAGACAATGTCAAGGTTTTGTTGGAGTTATTTTTCCACTTTCTGGTTGTTGTGTTGTATAGGTAGTTGGCGTGAAACGCCCTGGCAGTGATTCTGTCCAATATGATGGAATTTCCTTTATTTCTTGCAACAGTTTGGGAACAATTTGTAAAATATCTTTAGCTTGTTCCAATCTTCCAGCCAACTCTATCATTTCTGACTTATTACTTTTAGCTATAATTGCCCATCTAATTTTTTGAATAGCGTCTATGCATTCTTCTATTCTTTTTTCAGTAATCTCAGTTTCATATTTTTGAGGTTCAGATGTTTGGGTACTTGTTGTAGTGTAAGAATATACGCCAGAAGTGGCTGCTGTTGTCATGTAGTTGAAAGTGTCTGCTAAATTTTTCAGTTCTGTAATAGAGTCTAAGGTGTTTTTGGCTATGTCGCCGTTAAGAACAATATCGTTCGAAGAGGTTGTGATATCATTATCTTGTATTAAATCTAATTTTATAGGAAGTTCATTCGGACCCAGATTTAGCAGATCGTCGTTTATTACCATTTTCTAAAAATATGGTTAGTTCTTCCGCCATAAATTTTCTTAAATTGTCAGTTTTTAATTTGTGTGGCGAATGTTCGTGAAAATTATCAGGACCAAAGACTGGCGTCCCCAACTTAGCGGCGGCATTTAATTTAGCTAATGCTTTAATACGTCCGTGGGCCTTATGATATTGATCATTGTTGCTACAGATAACAAATCCAATTGTTCCATCTTGAGCAACGGCAATGGTGGCAAAATGGCCTTCAACAGAAGACCACGAATAGCGACATTGATTAATCGCTATTTTCCTCGGTATCAATTGTACGCGATTTTTACCAACCTTTGCGACGAACACATGGTAAAACCAAGCTGGTTGGATTTTTCGTCCAGACAACAGTTTGGCTATCCTAAATTTGTACTGGTTTAACATGTGTGTAATCCTTTCATTTTAAATTGTTATATGATAGTATTGGGCGATGACTGCCCCACCGCTTAAAAATACTGGCTTTTCATCTATAGTCGAAAGTTTGGCAGCCGCGGAAATGATCTTGGCACTATTCTGTATATTTAAGGTAAGCACCTTTTCTCTCATTTCCGAAGTCCACGACTGACGCATTTTAATATATTTGTATCTGGCGTAAATGCGTGCACGGCAGGCTGTAATACTACGACCTGGGAGATTCTTAGGTATCCATCTATCGACATCTATGATTCGATGTTTGGCTGCAAAATTGATCAGCTTGGTGTCCTCTTCCTCTGTCCATCTTGTTCTACTTTTTTTCATGTTGCAAGTTCCTCATAATTTATTATTGGTTTAATTAATATAATTAACTTAAGAGATCAATATTTTCTTCTGTTGTTTTTTCCCAATGTCTTAATTCATTTTTTAATTTTTCAGTACCTGGAATTTTTCCTATCTGAACAAAACAAGTGGCCTTTCTACCGATTAAATCAGGTACAATCTGGTCCGGGGTAACATCCTCCCCGTCTGTAAGGGTACTTCCTACCGCGTCCAAGAAACGTTTAAAAAAGCTAATAGAATCGTCACCCAACGACATATTTGCCCACAGCACTCTATTGGCAAATTCCTCGGGTTTTAATACTTTGAATCTAATGTTAAACATTATATCATCGTTTTTATTTAGTGTTTGTTGAACGTCTACCACTTCTACCAGATATCTATCTTCAGGAAGTGGTGCAAATGGATCTTTTATAGTTTTGAAATTAAAGATTTTATTCATGTCTTTAATTATGCTTGGTTAGTGTTTTTTATGTCATGTAATAATAATACGGCTTCATCCTCCTTGAGAGCTAACAAACTTTGTACACCGTAATCGGCTTGTAGTTTATCCAGAATCTCAACAGGTTTAATATTTAAAGTTTTCGTAATGTCATTTATTGCCGTTAATGTTTCAGCCGTGACCCCGGCTGTTTTTAATGTTTTTCCATCTAATACTATTTCAAAGTTTCTTTCTTGCAATTGTTCCAAGGCCTGTTCTGCGGTAAACTGAACTGGTGAACGTTCTAATTCATCTATACCAAAGTATTCTGCCATTTTGTTGTAGGTGAATTCAAACTGGTCCGGTAATTTATTGGTTCTATCTTTTATAACGTTCGCGATTCTTTTACCATCTTTAGCTATTGTTAGTTCAAGAACTACGTCCATCATATACGGTAATTTTTTATAGCCGTCCGGCTTTGTTCCTACAATTTTCATGAACTCACCAGGATCGTTAGAATACATAGTGGCTGAATGGGCGGTAATAATTATATTCATGTCCAAAGCAATTAACTTGTTAATGAAGTTTTTCATTTCGCCGTGAATAGGTTTATAGTCTAATGGGGCGAGCGTATCGCTTGGGTTGCCGCTACGTTTTCTTTTACGTAGTATGTGTTGATCCATAACCTGGTCATAAAAGACAGTTATAGGATCAATAACTAGTGTTTTATAATCTAATGGTTCTTTTATTAGTTCATCAATAGCTTGTTTTACTGTAGTAGGACTGGTTGTTCGAAGAACATCAAACTTAAATTTTCCAGTGCCCGCATAATGTTCCGTTCCTCGTTCCATGTCTACTACGACTGGGTTTGGGAATTGGAGTGAAGTTACAGTTTTACCGGTACCGCTTTCCCCATAAATATAAGCCTTCAAACGTCTTGGGGTTTGGCTGGCTTTTTGAAATAGTGACAATTTTTATTAATGGTTAAATGTAAATGTATTTTCTGGCTACTTCGAATAATTGGTATGTTGAGATAACATCCCTTAAACAATAGTCAGCTATCTTTTGTATTTCTCCTTTTAAATAATACTCATATACATTATCGGCTCTTACCTCACCATGTTTAGGTGACGGGATATCATAAGTATCACAGGCTAAATCTAAATTACAAGGAAAATCCCTGTCATAACCAGTAATCATTAAATATACATCTCGGTGCGGTTGCTTTTGAAATCTATATGTATCTAAAAATTTTTCATTAGTTGGAAGTATTTTATGTTTCATGCTTCGTCTAATAATAAACGGCACATCAAAACTTAATCCATTAAAAGTTATAAAATTTCCAGAAAAATCATTGGCGTTTATCCTGTCCCAAAATTTTCTTAAAATGTCCGCCTCGTTACCAATTAAAACTTCTTGACGATCCGACTCGGGCCAGTATAATCCAATACAAATTATTTCTCCGAAATATGGAGATACCGCCATAAATTGTTTTTTAGCGGAGATTGTCGCTTGTGCCAGGTCTATTTCGGTTTTTAAAACTTGTTCAAATAAACGACTTTTTTTAAATCTTTTTTCAAGTTCATAAGTTTGAGTTTTAGTAAGTATTGTTTGTGGAATTGTTTCAATATCAAATACCACTAAAGCGTCTTGTGGTTTGAGAAAATCGGATGATTTAAACACTTATACATATGGTTTAAAGATTATGGTTGTATATCTGAACAAATTTATCCAGCTTATTCAGAAATTTTAAATTATCACATTCTGCTATTTCTAATGTTGGTTTGAATTCAACTGACAGTGCTGTTAAATAATCTATCATAGCCCCTATTTGGAATGGATAAATACTGTGGCCACAATATATTTTTATTACTGCTTCATATTCTTCTTTAGTTTTTTTATATTTTCGTTCTTCCACCAACACCACAGATGTGGCTGGAATTTCATATATTTTTAAACCTTTTTTGCCGGGAGTATGTTCTGGAATATAGGGAATGTCTGTATCTCTCGGTATAGCAACCACGTGTTTAGAAAAAGTTTTTATTATCATATAATCGTAATAGCTTTTGTCAGCGGGGCTAGTTCGAACTTGTCCAAATAGTCCGGAAAATTTTTTACTAGTAGTTTGTTTATAGTTGCTGGTGAGTTGGTTCTGGGACTTAAATGCCCAATAATTATTTTTTTTATTTTATCTATATCTAATGTTTTCAATAATTCTATTGTCTGCTGATTACTTAAATGGCCAACATTGCTGGCAATACGCTCTTTTAATTCGTCGGGATAACCCGCGTATTTTGCCAACTCTTCTTCATCATAATCTGCTTCTATAAAAAATGTATCACATTTTTTTATTTTTTCCATCATTAATTTTGTGACCATTCCGGTGTCTGTTAAATAACATAAAATAGGTCCATCTTTTTCTTCAATTACAAAACCAAAGGAGTACATACAATCGTGTTTAGTACTAAATGGGGTAATTGTTAAATCACCGATTATAACTGGAATCGATGGATTTAAATAATTTATGTCACAATCATTAAACAGCCTCTGTTTACTCGTATACGAATATTGATGTATATAAACTGGAATGTGGTATTTCCTGGCTACAGGTCCAGCACCTTTTATATGATCCGAATGTTCATGTGTTAAAAAAATAGCGTCTAAACTCGCGTCGCCAATGGTTGATCCTACTTTTTTTAATGTAACACCACAATCTATTAAAATACTAGTTTGTGTCGTTTTAATCCAAGTAACGTTGCCTTCCGAGCTGGATGCTATGGGAAAGATATCCATATTATTGTTTTGGTTTTAATAATTTCACCTCTTTTGATTTTTCCTCAATTTTAGTTTCAAAGTCTTTGATGACGGGAGTTAGTTTGTCTACAATTTCCTGTTTGTTTTCTTTTATTGCAACTTTTCTTATCGATCTTAATAAAGATAATTTCATAGTTGCTTGATACAATGATACTGGTTTTCCATCTTCGTCTTCAATGTGATTGTCTAAAAGATAATAAATTTTAGCAATATGATTAGTAACAAAATCTGTGAGAGTATTTAAATACTTTGCAATCGGTTGTTTTTGCCTGTAGAGCGGATCACTTTCCCATCTTTTAATTACCCTTTGAGCCATGCTATCATATTCCATAAGTTGTTTAAGGGTCTCCATATATTTTCTCCTAAAATATAAAATAGAATTATATAATACTTTGTTCTTATACCATAAAATTAAATATAGTATATAACAATATGGTGTGGATGAGACATGCCCAAGGTAGGAGTTTAACCTGCATCGAGCATGTCTCAATACTCACACCATATTTGTAAATTTATTCCTCTATTCTAAATCCCGGTTCATCCCAATGATCGATTACAAAAATACTAGCAGTATTTATCGTAGTTACTGCCAAAAAAGGATCTGGTTGAGTTCTGCAACGATAGTCCCCTATATAAAATACTAGGTCATTAGGAGTAGGATACTTGTTTACGATTGTAGTAATTTTTTGTAAAACTCTGTCAGGAATAGCTCTGGGATACGTACTATTATTGCAGAAACGCGCGTAATGTACGGGCTCTATAGCATGGATTCCCTGTCCTATAAATTTGGCGCGTCGTTCTGCATTCTCCATATCTTTTACCCTAACCGGTATCCAGTACCAATGTGTGTTTTCCTGATCAGCCATCTTTCTTAGAAATTTCGTAACCTCCACATAAGGATATATTAATATTTTTTCGGTTTTAAAAATATTTTTTAATATTCCATCAGTTATTGCTTCACTAATAATTCCTATATCCCGAGCTTTTTGAAGATAACGCTCGTCTGGAATTTCTTTACCGTCGTCAATTATCTCGTGCGGTGTTGGTACATTTGTACCACTGTTTTGCACAGAAACAACTTCTGGTATTGGTCGCGGTATTCTACCAAACATAAATTTTTTTCCTTCCTATTGTTCTAATAATTCTAAATCAAAAGCATCAGGTTGCATCTCTACAGCCCTTACTGTTTTTTTATTAAATCTTACCGAAGATGGTTTATCATCCAATAAAACTCCTTTCTCATGCAGTTCCTGTATTATCGCGGTTGCCGAATGTCCTAAAGGTATACTTTCTTTCAGAGCCAAGGCCACCGCTTTCATTGCACTGCCCATTATAATATACGATTGGTCTTTTTTCAAAAATCCAACTATAGGAACTTTTGATCCTTTATCCTCATCAACGTTAGGATCCAATTGAAACCTGACTTTGCCTACTGCCAATAATTCTGTCAATGTCACCCAAAATCTTTCAGCGGAAGATTCCTGTGACGCGGTTGTAACCATCTTTTTAATAAGTTTTTCTAAATATGTTCTTTCCTGCTTAATGTAAAATTGAGCTTCTTGTTCGCCCCATAAAAATCTAGCAGCATATTCATAACTTAACATAAGCAAAGACATGTTTCTGGCTAATCTAGGAGCGTTATCCTTCCCTTCAATCAATTTGCCAAAATATTTATGGTATTCCAATAGTTTGTCGGATAAATCTGTTTTATCTTGTTGTAATATCCATTGTATGTATCGTGGAGTATACCCACATAAAAGTTTCATGTTTTTATTAAGAATAGCCCCCTTGTCATATTGCACTGGTGTTTTGGGTACGGGTATTAAAATCATTCTGGCAACATTGGAAGCCTCTCCCTGTGTATAGTCTTCCCCGGCCGTAGTAAACCAACCCTGGATTCTGTATGTTTTTTGCAAAGAAGAGTCAGCGGATAACCGTGTTCTGGCAGAACCGTCAGCGTAAGTTTGCAAAACAGTTAAAACTTGATTATATTGGTCTTTTACATGTTTTTCTTTGAAGTCATCAACAAAGTATACAGCGTCCTTATAATAATGGCCTATTTTTTGAACCGAGTTAGCCGTACCTGACCAAGATCCAAAAGTTTTAAACTCTCCATACAAACATTGTATTTTTTCTAACAAAAATGATTTTCCGCCGCCAGTTTTGCCGTGAAGAAATAATGTGTATTTGCTATCATCGTTGTCTATAAAAGCAAAAGGAGATAAAATAGGTAGCATCGCGTGACCAAAAGCAGAGTGAGTGATGTGTGGGGGATTAAGTTGTAACAGTTGTTCTTTAATCATATTTTTGACAAATTCAAATTGAGTGTCTGTTAAAATTCGCATATCCAGATTTTCTGCCGTATCGGTCTTTTCCAAATCAATTATCATTTCATCATTCTTTTTAATCTCGTCTCTGCTAATAACTATTGACGGGGTGTAATATTTTGTTAGTTCGTCGTTGTATCCAAATATTTTTTTCACGGTAGTTGTAGTACCTCCAGCAAATTTATTCATTGCATCTCTTATTTTACTAATAGAATCTATTAGAATATTATTGCCTAAACAATTATAAATAGACGCTGAGAGTTTGGGGTCGCTGGACCATTCTTCCGACGTCAACTCTATGGGGAATTCTCCCTTTTCATTGATTAGGGCTCCTTTAAAAGTTTTGTTTTGTTCAATGCCGTCATCAATGATTAATGTTTCGTCCTGTCTATAATAAAAATCTGATATCTGAATTAATTTTTTATTTTTAGAAGTTGAGTCTGGTTTAATATAATAACCAAATCCTTTCTTTTCAATGCTGTCGGCTTTACTAACCGAATCTATGGATAATTCCTCTTCTTTTTGATAATCGCCCTTAGCTCTAAAATATAAAGCAACTGGACTTTTACTTTTACCAATTAATTTACATTGTTTAGTACAAATACTGTCGAATTTAGTTGATTGTACAGTTTCACAAAGATAAGGTTTATACTCTTTTCCCAGACCATGTTCGATGTAATATTTTGTTTTTTCGGCATCATAATCGTCCATTTTTTTATAGATTCTATATTCAACATAAGGTCGACCAATATTTGTTCCGTTAGAGTCTGTAATATTTGTGAAAACACTGGCTAAAACTAATCTTTCATTATTCGTGAGATGCCCGGTTTTATCGGCCTTGTCCTGTAAATTAGCGAACGCTGCACACTGTTGAAAAATAGCATTTAGATCAGATCCAGCTTCTTCTAAATCTTTAGTTGTAACAAACTCTATTTCATCTGTTGGGTCTATAAAATATGACATTCTTCCAGATTTCATATGCTTGCCAAGAGGTCCTTTTACTAAATTACCGTAGTCGGCTGAACTTTGTTTTGGAAACAGTTCTATATGCATTCCGGGATCCACTAAATTAACGGTACTTAATACTCTTTCGAATACTGTTTTTACAAGTTGTGCGTCAATAGGTTGATCAAAAAATATCCAGACATGTCTGCCTTTACCGGCGGAATCTTCTACGTACCCAGTGATGTTATACAGTGCCAACCTATCTTTAATGAGTTGGGCTTGTTCATCTAGTCTTGTTATCCAATCATCGATCTTATAGCCAGGTTGACTCCATATAATCTTGTTTATGTCTACATCTGCACAAGCCCATTTAACAGTCCACAATTCTGTGTCTTCCTGCTTTAATTGAAAAAGACCAATAGTCTGTTTTCCTAACAAATGGTCTTTAATATTTCGATCTGTTATAGGTCTGTTTTGTCTGGCGTATCTGCCATCTTTCGCTTGTAAAGCAAAGTCATCTTCTTTATGGACAAACAGTTGTTTAAATTTTATGAAGTCCATTATTGTCGGTGTCCTCCGATTTTTGTTTGGGTTCTTTTCCAGCAATTCGTATTTCTTTCCAAACAACTTTTCCAGATTTTACCAAGTCTCTAATTTTTCGCTGCTTCGCAGTTAATTGTGAATTTTGACTTTTAACTTCTACAATAGCTATTTCGTTTTCCGCAAACACCACGTAGTCTATAGGATTTCCAATAAATCTGGCATCTCTGGTATTATATTCAAATTCTTTCATCAAAGGTGCCAATTGTTCTGTGACCAGCCCAACAAGTATTTCACTAGATTTTTTTTGACTTAATAGTTTTTTGTATGCTTCATTGGCCTCTGTTAATGCTTCTAAAGTAATAGTGAGTTTCTTTTGTTTTTTATTTAAAAGATGGCCTGCTACTCCTACCATTAATCCAAGCACGACAATTGTAAGTATGTCCAATTTAATCCCCTGGTTTAAAAAAAATGGCCCAATTTCTCGGGCCATTTCAATATAAGGTATTTTTTAATCAATTTCAATCTTTATTTGCACAAATATTTCCACACATATGACCACAGTCCCAACTCCATACAGATTCACTATTTAACATCTCGAGAATTTTATTAAGTCTAAATATTGTCCCATTAGGGCAATATTCGATCCACTCTTTACCTGGGTATGGTATGTGCAACTGTAAATCTGATTTAGAGTTAAGAACATCGTGATATAACACATACAACAATAATATTTTTTGTATGAGTCCTATTTCAGGTCCAGATTTTAAACCTGTATGCTCCATAATATCGGTACCATCAATAGCTAAATCATTTATGCTGAAAGGTTTATTAGCTAATTCAATTTTTATTTTACGTACCAGATTATCTATTTTCCACATAGATAATTTTTCCGTGGTACCGTTTCTGTCGGCCTTTCTAAGTTCAATTAAATCGAATATATATTCTTTACCTACCTTATTAATTAAACGCCTTACCGCCTTCGAAGTTATTTTCGGGGCCGCGTCAAACATATGGTGTTTAATTAAATGAGCCACATCCGCAGTAAAGTTATTTGGGAATTTCCAGGCAGTCAGATATTTTTTAGCTAATTTAGCGCCAGTTTTATCGTGACCAATAAAACTGTTTTTACCTTTTCTTAAAATTTTACATTCTGGTTTAGCCATGTCGTGAAACACCGCAGCCCACCGTATTAATAAATTATCTTTGGGCACGGCATCTAAGGCCAACATAATGTGATCAAATACTGTCGAAGCTTGACCTTTTCTAGTTTGTTTAATATTTTTACATTCACACAATTCAGGCAATAATAATTTTAAAGCCCCGCACTCATACAAATAGTCAAACCCGATACTAGGTTTATCGGAACTTAATAGTTTGTTAAGTTCAACAGCAATTCGTTCGGGAGAAACGTGTATTAATAAATTAACACTGGCAGACATCAAATTAAGTGTTTTTTGAGTTATTTTAAAATTTAATCTGGCCGAAAATTGTATGGCTCTTAAAATTCTTAACGGGTCTTCTTCAAAGGCTTTCTCGGACACGTGTCTAATAATTTTATCTTTAATGTCCTGTAAGCCCCCGAACGGATCAATATACCTTTTAGTTTTTATGTCAAAGGCTATAGAATTAATTGTAAAATCTCGTCTGCCTAAATCATCCATAACGGTCAAAGTGTGATCAAATTCAACTTTAAATTGTTTATGTCCAGGACCGATACTGATTTCTTTTCTGGGTAACGCAATGTCAATTTCTTTTTTTATGTTTTTATTTGCCGGATAAAATTTTAAAACTCCGAACGTAGCTCCAACGTGTTCTACCTTACCCTTAGTCTGAAGAAAATAAATTAAATAATTAAAAGGCACGCCTGTTACCAGATAATCATAATCTTTAGGATTTTGTTTTAAAATCTTATCTCGTACTGCCCCTCCTACCCTGTAAACTTTAGCATCTTTATTTTTTAGTAAAGTTTTAAAATATTTTTCCATTATAAAGACTCACTCCTTAACTGTTTTGCACGATTTCGAACTATATCAATAATTTGTCGCTTATCTGACATATCCTCCGAAATCAAAGCATTGCCCTCAGGATAAAATACTCTACCAAATAAAAAATAACTAGGCAGTTTGTCTATAGGTAGTGGGACACAATTTAAAGGTAAATTAAGTTGTTCAGTCTTTAATTGATTCGTTAAAAAATTTTTTTGATAACGGTTCGTTACGTCCCTATAGACTTCGTCCACACAATCACCAATATATGAATCTATTTCCGACCAAGTACTGGCACGCGAGTGGCCATATTTGTAAAACAGGGGAGATAGTTTTTTAATATTTCGGTTTTTGCATGCTTCACTAAAACCTATGGTAAGACCACTACTGATAGCCGTAGAAAATGAAATTTCAGAATTTAATGAGGAACTGTTTCTACATTTGTCGCTCATCCAAAATCTTTGCTCATGAGCCAAACCGGGTGTTATGGTGATTACTTTATCACTATACTGGTAAATAACACAATTTGTTTTTACAAGAGCAGACATTTTATTAACAGCTTCCGCAAAAATTTCCCCTATCGTAGTGTCAAAAATTTTAAATGGTTTACACCATTCAGTAAATTTCTGGGCATTAAAAGCATCAATTATCATAATTTATTCTCTTTTTAAAAAGCATTTTCAAATTCCGGTTTTCGTCTCGCACCACACCATCTTGTAACTCTATTTAAAGATTTTATGGTGCCGGTAAATACATGTAAATCGCAAACGCATGTATAATGAGTTGTTGTCAATTTTTCTCTATCTTTTAAAGCCGCTTCTCTTGTTTTATTAACCTTTCTAAATCTTGGATGTGGCCAGCCTGGAGGCAACACAGTAGGGTGCCCACAATTGCCCATAGTCTGTCTGTTATTAGAATAAAAATAATAATTGCAATTTCCGCAACATTTAGTAATCCTATAATTAGGACGTCTTGGATCAGGGTCAATGGTTGGATCCGTAAAATTTATTCCCGCCATAAAGTTTCTCCTTTTAAATGATCTAATTCGTGTTGTATAAGTTGGGCCAGTACTCCGGTCATTTTAATAGTCCTGGGTAACATACTCATGTCATAATAAGTTAGTGTGTAATTCTTTTTTCTTTTTTTTATTTTAGGTTTTTTGTGCCGGGAACTCATGCAAATTTCCCAATATTTAATATTAGGACCCGAGCCCTTACCTGAAGGATTAACAAGTACCTTCCATTTATCCGGAGGCTCATTATGTTCTGCTGATTCTTCCCAACTCAATACTATGGATACCGCGGGAATTTTAGTTTGATCTCCTTTCCAAATTTGATTAGCGGATAAGCCGACACAGTTAGACAGACTTTCCGCTGTTTCTATTAGATCCTGTACCAGATCTTTTATCAGTGTAACGTCGTCTATTGGAATTGCTCGACTTGTTAAAATTTTTAATTCTTCTGGTTGGCTGGTTTGATTTAGTTTGATTACCGTCATTTTGTTTAGAGTCATACCTGGTTAAAGATTTTATTACCATTTGTTTTATACCAGAATCTGTGATTGTGGCATTACGAAAGGCATCGGCTAAAGAGCCTCTTACCCGACTACTAGTATTACGTTCTATTTTTTGCATTTTATTCTCCATTTTTCTATTTCTTTGGCGATTATTGCCTTATTAATAAATTCCTTCATAATTTTATCAACGACTTGCTGTGGACCACTAACAGCTAATTCATAGTTGCCTATTTTCGCTCTCATGTATACTCGCATCACTACTCCATAATATAATTATTGTAATTTTTTTCCTAAACCTATTATGACAGCAAAAAATGGAAAAGCTATTGATATTTCTAATTGATAAAAGAAACTTTCCCACCTAATGCCAAAGCCGATATGTTTTTGGAAAATAATATAAAATCTATCAGGGTCGTTCATTATTACATCTCTAAATTACGAACGTGACCTAGCAGACTGGTATACTCAGCGGTTTTCATTTCTTTAATTTCTTTTGGTCCAAGTAATCTTGTGTTTCCATTATTGTCTATCATCGTGATATGAGTGTATTCCATAGTGCCGATGAATTTTCCTTCTTTATTGTAGACTAACCAAATCCTCATTTTGACTCCTTTCTTACTTCTTCGTAATGATCTATTTCAAGTGCACAACGAATGCACCTATAAACACATGAAGCCACCTCATACATTTCTTTAGAGCAATGGGGGGCATAATATTTTATCGTCTAATTCATTCCAGGTCATTTCCCGATTACCTTATCAATTTTAATACAGATGTCGCAAAGATTGTCTGGATCGTGTGGATCAGTGTTGAACGGTTCTAATGCTTGTCGCACATCTTGTAACACAGTTTTAAAAGTAATTTCATTTTTTAATAGTAAGTCCATCATCTCACATCTAATAGCTTCACGAGAGGAAGCAATTTCTAAACCATCTCCTTCTTTAGCAATTAATCGTTTTAAATCACCTATCTTTTTTTCTGTTTCAATCAATTGGGATTTTAGACCGTTTATTAATTCCCAAACATGGTTTGGATTGCCAATAATTTCGTGTACCTTAATTATCATTCCACGATAATTATCAGTTCGGCATGTTCGACAATATCTTTGTTCAAATGTGTTATTATTCGATGGATTAAATCTATCTCCACAAAGTTCACATTTACTCATTGTTTGCCGCCTTCCTTATCTTTTAGTACCGCTTTGTCAAGTTGGTTAGCAAAACATTCACACAAATCATCTACTACATCGCTGGCTGCAACAATATGTTCAGGAATATTAAGCTGTTTACGCCATTTATCAAGTTGCTCGTTTTGCATTTTATCTTGTGCGGCTAATGCACCTTTCGCTAAGGTTAGTTTATCTTTACATTTTTCTAGTAATCTCTCCGCCCCTATCATTAATTTGCAAGCTTCACATATTTCGCACGTATCATAGTTACGAATACAGGTGCATTCATAATCTATGCCTTGCCATTTTTTTGTTTTACTCATTTTTTTCTATCCTATGGACTTGGATAATCTTACACCCATCTTCTTCAAATCCGTCCCAATCTGGGCCTCCGGCTACTGGTAGTGCTATTAAAAAACTATCTCTAGCTTCAATTTCTGAACTACAAATCTCTGTTAGAATACAGCCATCAGGACCAATTACAGCCCACCCAATTGATTTAGTTTCTTTTATTGTACCCACTTGAGTTTGAAGTTCCACAATACTATTAAATAGCTTGCTTACTCCGCTATCATTAAGAGTTAGAAATAGAACTGTGTCACCATCAGGAAATTGTATGTGGTGTGTTCCATTTTTCTTATAATGTTTCCATCATTCATTCATTTTATTCTCCTAGCACTAAAATCATGAAAATATTTCAAAAGTTTAGGGTATAATTTTATTGTAAAATTATTTTTTGGTTTTTTTTGCTTCAGGTTTTTTAGAGTGTCCGCGGCAATGGTGTGCCCACAAAATATTTCTCCATTATCCCCATAATTTTCAGGATTGGCGTAAAACATTAATGCTTCCCGTAAATTTTGATTCTCTTTCTTTAGTTTTTCAATTTCATCGGAAATTTGTTTTTTACTCATTATAAGGATTCCTTTGCTAAACAATTTTTACATATAGACCCGGCACCAGGTCTTTTATATTTTGCAAGGCTATAATATCTGGGCCTAATGCCGCAAAGAGTCGTTGGGTATTGGTCCCAGCGTTTGCGTTTTTTTAAAATGTGCCATTTAGTTTTATTGGGGACTTTAATGTATGTGGCCATATTGTTATTGTTTATTCCTCGAGTTTAATACCTAATTCTTCTGCCACCTCATAAATATCAACATAATTTATTCCTTCTTTTTTAGTTTCATTATAGAAAAATACGTTAAAGGAATCAGATATATTAAATGCTGAATCTATTAATGTTGCAATATTATAATAAGGGTTTCCGTCATCACAATGTTCGTTGCACAAAATAATGCAAGATTCACCAAACACATCTCCGCAAGTCGTTAAAATTTTATCTAATAAAATGTTGTCCGAACAACCTATTTTTATTAAATCGTCTACTAATGATTTGTGGTTATAAGCATAAAGATCAATTGAAATTGACATTATTTCCTTCCTTTAATTCCGAATCTATTTAAATCATCCTCTACAAAAAAATCTTTTAATAGTTCTTTTTTAGTATCGGCAACTGCCGATTCACCACCAGCCTGTCAGTCCCACCCAGTATAATCACACCAGGCATTGATGGCGCCATATTTATTATTTTTTAATTGCACTAAGCAGATCCAAGCCGCTCCGTCGTTTTCGCCCTCAGATAAATATATAATACGCTTAACATCTTCTCTTTCAAATGTAGCGTAAGTAAATGCTTCTCGCCAATTATAATCGCATAATGTTTCAAGCATTTCCCCGTGCACTGTATAGCAGTTGGGACACGCGCCAGCGCCAGTTCTTATTGGGCAGTGCTTGCGATATTCTATTGGTTTTCTGTCCATTTTTATTATTGGTTTGTTTATTTAAAATCTTTTAAATGTTTTTGGCGAGCTTTAGCCTGCCAAGATAAAAGTTCAATATTGTTATCAACAAAATCTACTATTACCGCTTTCTTTGTTTTATTCTTTCTCATTACTCTTCCGCGGCACTGTTTTACCATTACCTCGGACCTAATGGGTGCACAAAACGCGGCCATCTCTAAAGTAACAATATCTATACCTTTGTGAAATAATCCGTATGTTGATATTAAGGTTGTTAATGTTTCGTTATTTAAACGGGTTATAATACTTTCTCTATGCTTTTTAGAAGTTTTTTTAAAAATTTCTTTAGCCTCTTGGTCACCATATTTACTTTTTATTTTGTCTTTATCGTATTTAGAAATTTGTGATATAAGTATGTCTGACCCAGGAAGTTTTTTATGTAAAATTATAACTTGCATAATTCTGTCACACAGTAAAACTTTCTGTAAATCCTTATACCGTTTTTCTGTGACAGTATCAACTATTAATTGGTTTCTGGTTTCACACGCGGACAGGTCAGTAATCATATCAGTATACTCTGTAATAGAAATAAGAGGAAAATAATAAGTGGTAGGAATCGTTACAATTTCTGGTTTTATAATATTGGAAACATCGTTAAATGGTACCGTGTAAATAATTGGACCTGTAGCCCAAAATATTACTTGGGTAAGCCCGTCTTCTCTTTTCGGGGTAGCACTAAGTCCTATTTTATATTTTGCTTTTAGTTTGGTCATTACATTATAATATGTGTCCGCGGCAATAATGTGTGTTTCGTCACATATTATTTGACCAATATTTTTATTTATCTCATCATAGTATCTATCGTCAAGTCTGTGCATACTTTGTAGTAAAGCCACAGTTACAGGTTTTATTGAAAATTGGTCATTGCCTATAAAACCAATATCGTCTTTAGTAAGATTGGTAAATTCTATTAATTTGTTTACAAATTGGTTGCCCAACTCTATTTGGTCTACTAGAATTAAAGTAGGCTGTTTTCTTTTTACTATTAAATAAATAGCGCATACAGTTTTTCCACTGCCTGTAGGAGCTTGAATAACACCAAAAGATTTTATTAAGGCTATGTCACAGGCAACTTGTTGAAAAGGTTTCAAAATTCCCTTAAATTGTATGTTTAATAGATTTGAGGTTTCAAACCTGCTGTCAATTAATTGTGGTGGTTTTTCGGCAGGACCCCATTGCCTTAACAAATCATTGATATACCCGCTGGGTAAAATAAAATGGCGGCCCTTTTGTACATAGAATTCTAGATATTGGGGTTTACCCCATACCGAGAGTTCTAATTGAGCCGCCTTTTTCCACAGTGGGTTTGTTATAGTTAAGTCTTTTTTTATTTTTTCTATTTTTTTAATATCAAGATCTTCTATGTTAACATAGATCTTATCTTCTAGTAGTATCATTTTTTAAAGTATTGGCTTAGTTCCTCATCTGACAAATTATCTAGGTATTGGCCGTGCGAACCATCTGGATGTTCATCATTATACGCAAAAGAACGTCCGCTGTCAAATTTTCTTTGTGTCCTGGACTGACTTTGTTTCCTTACTCTATATATTCCTGCTGTAAAACCACAAACATCGAAAACGGCCCCAACCTCAGACATACGTCTCCATAAAATACCGTCTTCTCCACAAACTAAATATTGAGGCCAACCAGTTGTTTTATCATAAATTTCCCTGGTATGCATTACGCCGAGAGGTATGATGACGTTTCGTTTTTGTAATATTTCATGAACTTTCCAAATGATTCTAGACGGGTCATATAAAATGTGTTGCCTATTTTCTATTATATAGTAATTACTTAAAACTACGTCAGCTTTAGGATTTTGTTCAAAAATCTTCACGGCCCCGAGTATTCTGCTGGAACATAACTCATCATCGGCATCCAAATAACAAATATATTTGCCTGATGATTTGGCTATAGCTAAGTGTCTGGCAAATCCAGGACCACAGTTGCAGTCTAGTTTATGTGTCTGAATTACTATGTTTTTTTTGACAGACTCCATTCGTTTCCAACCCATTATTTTATTCCACGTTCTGTCTTTATCATCAGACCCGTCGTCAACAATAACTAGTTCATAAAGATATGGAAAATTTTGATTTATGACTGATTCTATAGCCCTGTCAATAAATAATACCGCGCGCCAGGCAGGCATTATTATTGAAACTAATGGCCTAGTTCTTTCTCTATCTGTGCTCTCTCTACCCACTTCGCATTTATGATTACTGCATCATTTACTGTTGATATCTCTACCACTTCTTTTACCATTTGGCAAAATGGCTCTAATCTAGACTCTTTAACTTCCCAATCGCCCCATACCTGGTTTACAACCAATTGGCTGTCCGTGTAAATTAATGCGGTAACGGGACCATCTAAATTACGACAAACCTTCTCAGATATTATAGAATAAATAAACATTATTCCGTAATATATGGCTAAATATTCTGCTTCATTGTTAGTAAATTCCCCAAAGTTTAGTTTACAAGTTGCAAGCACTTTTTGTTCGTCTTCCAGCTCTTCTATAACTTTAAAAGAACCGTAGGCCTCATTTACCTTGTTTTTGTCATGGTTGTTTATGCATCCACCATCAACATACATAATTAATTTCATTTTGTCAAATCCTCCATAATAAATGTTTGTTTATAACAATTTTCTTATACCAGAAAAAGAGTTCTTACTATTGACAGGCCGCAAAAATTATCGTATATTATCACAGAAATACATTATAACCAATTATTAAATTATGTCTAACAAAGAATTGCAACAATATGTAGAGGACCTTATTTTTAAAAATGAGGCCATCAAAGAATTTGAATTTTTAGATGGTAAACTAAAAGTAAGGATATCAAATCTACGAGCCAAAGACCAGATAGCGGTTGAAGAGGAAATGAAAACACTAACTGGTACACAGGCCCTCATTCTTCACATCTATCAAACTAAACTCTTGTCCCGCACCATTAAATCTTATGATAATCATGAGTTTAAAACTCCTGAAGAATGGTATGCGTTTTTAGAAAACAAGGGATCCATTGTTCTCGATTTATTGATGATTACACAGGATAAGTTTGAAAAAGAGTTGAGATCCGCATTGATAAAACCAGAGGTAATGGAAAATTTTACACCTCCCCAATCAACAGGGCAAGAATCGACTTAATGTTGGCTGGGGTTGACATTGAAAAATTTTACCAAACGCCCGTAGAAATATATTTAATTAAACGATATATTGACAAAGAAATAATTGAAGATTTACGATTTAAACTGACTGTTAATGCGACTCAATTAGATCGATCTTCGGCAAAAGAGGTTAATAAATTTAATTCTCAAATGAAAATTTATAGAGATTTATTGGATCCTTCTATTCCTAAAGAACGTAAAGATTATAGTCAAATAGCTGGTAAGTTATTTGACAAAATAAAAAAAGAAAAAATAAAAGTAAAATCAACAGGCGACCTAAAAAAATCTATAAAAAATAAACCCATTAATTTCAAATCTAATTTGACACGGATAGAGTAATGCCCAAAAGTATTGTTTATAAAGTTTCGTTGGATACCAGTGATGTATCCGCTAAATTACAAGAATTAAGAAATAGTTTAGACATGGCTTTTGGTGGTGGGTCATTCGCGTCTACACGCTCGGATATTCAAGACCTGTCATCGTTACAAGCTAATATAACAAAACAACCTTTTGGTACTACGGGTTTAGCCAATTTACAAACGTCGCTGCCCGAAACTTCCAAAAAATTTGTGGAAACTACGTCTGATTTATTTTTGCGTGGACAAGATTTTACAGGCAAATTTATGACAGGTTACCAAAATGTAGTTGATTCCGGCAGATTAGGTTATCAAAAACTTCTTGATGATGTGCATAAAGCAGGCATGTCTTATGGAATGTCTAATATCGGACCAGACCAGGCTTTTATTCCTGATTTAAGAAATAGAGGAACTATTTCTACATTAGGTGCTGCTATTCTGGGAACCGGCTATAGTCCAGATATGGCTATTAGTCCAGGGGCTTACAGTCAAGCATCACGAGATATATTAACACGTGAAAAAATGGTTGATATTTTATCTTTCGGTGCTGGTATGGCTGGAGCCGGCGTGGGCGGAGCATTAGGCGCCACCGTTGTAGGTGGAATGTTGGGAGGCCCTATTGGGGCAATTGCTGGTGGTTTGATTAGTAGCGAGGCCACAGATATTTTAGCTACTACTTATCGTAGAGATCTTGATAGAGCCAGATTTATTCAAAACACTTCATGGCGATTTTTAGGTGGTGAGATTGATTCCAATCAAGCTATGGTTGCTTCCAGACAAATTAATGAAATTATTCAATCGCCCGGTGTTCGTATGAGAGGTGTCTCCCGTCCAGAAGCCGAACAAGCTATTACATCATACACTGAATTTGGAGGTTTTGATGCTGTTAGGACTGCCGAACAATATACTCAAGAAGTCGCTAAATTATTAGGATCTGTTCAACAAGTTAAACACATTTTACATACTAGTTTAACTGGCGCTACGCAAGCTATGGCGCAATGGGGGTCTATCGGTATTCAAGATCCTCTAAGTTTTGCGGTTGGGCTTGGAGCACAATCATCTATGTCTGGACTTTTACCGTCGCAATTAATGGCTATGGGAACACAGGGTATTGGCATGGTTCAAGGTACAGGCATTCCTCTAGAGGCTGGATTTCGAGGCGCTATAAATATGGGTGTTAATGTTAGAGCTTTACAACAATCTCAACAAATGTCTGCTGAAACTGTTAGACAATTTGGCGGGCCTGAAGCCACAGCTGGCTGGTTAACACAACGTGGTTGGAGTTCCGCATTGTCTAATATGGGGGCTATAAATGAAGCTGTTCTGTCTCAAGGAACAACTACTGACCAATTAAGCAGGATGACGTTTACTGATAAAATAAGTGCGGTTGGCAATATTATGGGTGATCCAGAAGCTTATTTTAAATTTATGGGTAATCGAGGAGAGCAAATAGGTAAACTTGGTCCAGAATTTTTTAACGCCGTTACATTAAAGCAATATCAGGATATGTACACAATGGCCACTGGGGTTGCTAAAATAGACCCTGCTGCATTTAAAGGATTTTTAACAACAGAGATAGGAATGAAAGATAATGAAGCTGCAGCTTTAATGGCTGTTCAGACTAGGGCACAACGAGTTGGAAGACTTTATGGTGAACATGGAAAAATGCAAAAATTACGTTTAGACGAGGAACCAGGAATATTAGATCAAATAAAATATTGGGCAGATGAGGCAGCATTTGGAAAATTACGAAAAATTGGAAATGTGGCGTCAGTGGGATATTCGATGGTTATAGATCCACTTGCTTATGAAGTTACAACTTTTTGGGATCAACTTGAAGGCAAATTTACTAGAACACAGGGAGTTGATTTAACTGGACTAGCTGAATTAAATCCTACACTTGCATCAAATTTATTTACTCCTGTGCCTACTTACGTAGAACCAGTATTTACTCCACGACCAGCTATACCTATACTTGGTGGACTGTTTACCATACCGGCCGGTACAGGTGACCTTTCAGGTGCAGACATGTCCAGACGAGCTGAACGCAATTATATGAATGCTGTGGACCCAGCTAAAAAATTGATACGAGAAAAATGGGGCATTGGCAACCCCGCTTTAAATAAAATAGCTAAATATTCAGGCTATAGTTCTGCTGAAGAATTTATTATTGCGGCTACATCAAAAATAGGTTATTGGTCAGAAGCTGATTCTGCTGGTGCAGCAATAAGATTTGGTCAGGTCTTTGATTCCTTTCAAGAAAGTTATACCAAGAAAATAGCTGAAGACCCAACATTAGGATCAGTGGCGAAACGCAATGAATTGGCTAACATGGAAGCTTACAGATCAAAAATGTTGGCGGCGGGTTTCGAAGTGTTTAATGCTACTGCTGTTGGTAATCCTTTAAGCCAACTTGTTGGAACTAATCGTGATCAAAATTTAATGTCAGCTTTTCAACTGTTAACTGGTAATAAAGCTGAACTGGGCGATGTAGATGCTTATGCTACAAGCACGGCCGCACGTTTAACAGAAATAATAAAAATGAGCGGCGAAGACCAAACCAAAGCACTTATGGCAGTATCAGAAGATACCAGGTTGTTATATGATGTAGCCTATGATTACGCTCTTCCAACTCAAAAATATCCTACCTCAACTACAATATCGAGAGCTATGGCGACTATAGGCTCAGGACTTAAATATACAGACGAGGCGGGCGATGTGGGCGTACAGGTTAAAAAAGATATGGATAAACTTCTCTCCGAGTATAAAATAAATTCTGGAATGTTTAAAGAAATTAAAGATATATTTACTATAGAGGCTAAGGCTGCCAATGATCTTCGGAAAACAGTAGAAATGTTAAATAGTAATAGAAATCAATTTTTGGCTCCTGTAACAAGCGACACATTAACTGCCGGGGGGAATGGATAGAAATTTATGGCATACGCAAAAGACATAAAATGTAAATTATATTTAGAAGGATTAGAAATTCCTTTTAACTCAGTTACTATAATGGAACAAGTCGGTCAGCCGGTTCAGGCTACGTTTTCAGTTGCACCACACTCTAAGATGCCCTTTCTTTTACCAAAAACTCTGGCCCATTTATTTTACTTTGTTGATGAGGACTATAGGTTAATTTTTGAAGGAGAGTTGGCCAACATAGGTATGAATAAAGACACTCAGTCAAGACACATTACTTTAACATTTATTAGTGCAACTTCAAACTGGTATCATACATATATATCTCCAGTAAATTTTACTGTGCAAAATGTTCAAGAAAGATCTATGTATTTAATGCCTGGAAAATATGATGGTAAGGCAACTACTAACAACACGACAGAAAAACAGTTTGCTGATTATACGAAAAATTTACCCGATGAAGAGATAGTGGCCAGCCGAAAAAAAGATACGTGGTATTTCACCAAAGAGTTGCAATATTTTAATTTATTAAATGCGTTAAAAACTACTTTAGAAGATAAATTGACTTTAAGTGCCACACTCTTAAGTTTATTAGAACATATAAATAAACTCAACGGGTATTACCCAATTGTAAATAACTCTTTAAAATTAAATAAAAGGGCACTAATTTTAGAAAACTCTAAAGCTGAAAAACTTATTCAGGATGAATATTTAGTGCAAATGTTATTACAAGAAGTAGAAAGCTTATCTTCAACAACTAATTTTATGCAAGCTTTATCTGTTATATTAACTTATTTGATGTATGATTGGACTGAAATCGCGGCTCCTATAAAACATCCAAATGCTGTTCATCCGGTATCAACCATAATTTTTAAACCTAAAACTGATTATTTAATGCCTTTGAGATCCAATATTATTTACCCTGATCAAATATCAAATCTAGACTACCAAAGAAATTTTTTAACAGAGCCAACCAGAATGTTTTTTGAGCCCATAACTTTATTAGCTAAAGCCAGTCCAACCGCGGATGTACACTGTTTACTGTTTCATTATAGTCCGTCTATTGAGGTTCAAAAAAAGGACGGACTGCCTATTTTTTCTCTGACAAGCGAAGAAAAATATAGAGGAATGCAAATACATCAAGGTTCGCCCCCTTCATTAGCAGATAGAACATATGCTAATTTGTTCAATAAAGATAACGAAATATCTCCACAGCCTTATATAGATATGGAAAAAGTATTTACTGATGAAGAAACTAAAAAACCGGTAGACTTTATCAGTAATACATTAGATCGTCAATTTATTACCGAACGGTTTAATAGCCGATCTGTAAGCATATCTACTAATTATACTCCTTATAGATTAGTTGGTTTTCCCGCGGTTGTTTTGGACGAAATTTTTCCTTCCATAGTTGGTAATATTTCTTCTATCACGTCTACTATAAGCGCGGATGGGCAGGGTACACAAACAATATCCATAGAGCACCCCAGAATATTTTTAAACGACAACGATATTAGTTCAACTATGCCTGCCGGCATTGATACCGTACCGATGTTTCCTGGTTATTTTGATGACTCTTATAAAGCGAAAAATATTGGTAAGCAAAGATACTCCCAATTAATTAACAGGAATAATCAAACTTCAGCGGACGAGTCTATTTGGACCTATGTTACCGACGAGGAAGCCAAGACAATTGACGACATAGCAACTGATCCTGAACACGAAGCCGAATATGAAGCACAAAGACTATCTTTAGCTATTAAAAAATTAAAACGTGCCTATAAATCTATTCAGTTCGATAAACATATTTACATAAATAATCAAATTAAACGTAGTTTGGTTACCGAGAAAGAGTGGTGGACCTTCTTGAATGTTCATATCGAAAATGGAATACCAAGACCGTCAGCTGTAGAAAGCACGTTTGTTTCAAAAACTATAGATATAAGCGGCGCCGCTGCTGATGCTGACAAACCAGGTAGTATAAACAGGCCATTTGTTAGAGAACGTCGTAATAGAGTAAAGGAGATAATTCAGAAATGAGTATTCGTGATCCATTAAATCAGGCCAATTTTATATCAAATCTGGGCGTAGCTGGTATTGAAACTCCGTCGGATCCTTTAATAGCCGCGTCTCAAGATATTATGGCGATACAAAGTGTAGTAGGTGGTAGACAAAAACCTCCTATTGTGGATATTCTGGAGAAAGATGCGCCTGCTTTTTTCTATGTGGTTAAAAAAGAAAGTGGAGATCCAAAAAAACCGCAAGGATATATTGAAGCTCTATCAAATAAATTTTTATTAACCAATATCCAAGAAAACCATTTAGAAAAGTTACAAGTATTAGAGACTTTTGGCGAACCTGTTTTATACTTTTTTAACGAAAGAACAAAAATTTACTCATTGGCAGGGTTATTTCTTAATGCTTATCAAGGCGACGATAAAATAATATATAATTGGGCATTAGCTTTTAGAAGTTTTTATAATGACTATTTACGTGGTACTAAATTAGCGGAAGCTAAAAATATTGCGATTCTGGCTGTTGATGGTATGTTGATGTATGGTTATGCTATTGCGTTCAATATTGTCACAGATAGCCAAAATCCTCATTCCGTGCCCTTTACTATGTCCTATATGGTAACTAAACAAGTTATTGTACCGCCGCCGTCTATTTATGTTAGAATGAATGCCGACGCTAATGTTGGAGTTTTAACTGCTGCTAAAAAATGGAAATTAGGTTTGGAACAGCATTATAAATTAAATTATGAAAATCTTACTCAAGCCCAGGAAGAACAACTACAAGAAGTTAATGTAGAAATTGACACTTTAACGACCGAGATAGAGCAAATAATTGAGCAGTTGCAACAATTAGCTACTGCCGGATCAACAGATTTTGAAACACTAACTACAGAAAAAGATAAAAAAGGAATATTAAGAGATAATTGGATTTTATATCGTAACAATTTAGTAACTAGTTGGTACCAAATGAAAGCAAGATACGGTTCGTCTAAATAAATTTACGTTGACTTTTAATAAGGTTTTTGGTATATTAAGATTATGGTAATAATTGAAAAACAAAAAGAATTAGGACTTTGGCACGACTGGAAAGGCGGTAATAAGCAATCTCTTCCCACTTTGTTAAGAAGTATGGATCCGCTCATTCAACAACAAGTAAACAAGTTTCAAGCTGCTGCTATTCCCAGAACAGCGATTGAGGCACAAGGGCGCGCTTTGGCAGTAAAAGCATTTGAAGACTATGATCCAAATAAAGGGGCTGCTTTAAATACACATGTATTTAATCATCTAAAACATCTGCAGAGATATGTAATAGATTATCAAAATGTTGGTAAAATTCCAGAACATAGAGGTATCCAAATTTCTCGTTTTAGAAATATAAAAAGAAACTTGGAAGAAGAATTGGGCCGTGAGCCAAATGTTATAGAATTATCTGAAGCTTTAGACTGGTCGCAAAAAGAAGTCAATAGAATGGTGTCAGAACAACGAACTGATGTTACATTAAGACAAAGTTTGGAGGAATCAGGCTGGTATGATAAAGACGCATTAATTACAGACCCAACCAAAGAACTTTTAGAATTTGTATATCACGATCCTAACTTGACAATGGAAGAAAAAAAGGCCATGGAATACTTTTTTGGAATGGGAAATATGCCGCGCCTATCAGTTAAAGAGATTGCTTTAAAAATGAATAAGCCGGAATCTTATATTAGAAAAATAGGTAAAAAAATATCTTCACAAGTTTTAACAGCAAAAAGAAAACATCAGCATGAGTTTTAAAAATTGTTTTTCAAATATAGAAAAGTCTGATATTGTACAGGCTTTAGATAAAGATATAAAAGATATTTTATCCGATATAAATCCTTTTCAAACTTCTTTTTGGAACAGTATTTTTCCCGTGGTGGTGGACATGTTCGGTAACGTGGCAGGCGGTTTAATAGCCGAGATGTATCAACAAATGATGGACGAAGCGGCCGATAAAATAGTTCCCTTTGTTGAACAGAATTTAGGGGCCGTGGCTATGATTCTTACATCCAGTACCGAGTGGCAAATATACGCCTTTTCTCAATTTTCAAATGAATTAAAAAAATTAGCGGAAGATAGATTAATAGTGCTTCGCGAAATTAGGTCTATTCTAGCTACATTACGAAGCGTCATGAGTCAGATAATTGAGGATAGAAAACATCCTGAAATTTATATTAAAGTAAATAATGCTATGAGGCATTTGACAATAATGCTGTCTAATCTATATAGAGTGGAAGACGGGCTAAGAAATTTTTCATATATGCATGTAGCTTCATTAAATCAAGCACAAAAAAGATTAGATGCAGCGATAAAAGAATTAGGGAACAACGACGAAGAATTACAGAACCTGTTTGATCCTGTAGTAGGCGGGGAAGAACGAAATACCAGAATAAGACAATTTTTAGAAGACACCGCTAAGAATGAAATAAGAAAAAAAGAATTAATCGCTACTACTATTTATTATTCCTTTTTAGATTTATGTAAAAAAATTCCCATCCCGATGAGTAATGCCAAAGGGATTATTGGAGGATATGCCGGAACTGTGCCACAAACCCCTTTAGATGAGCATAGGGATATTTTTGGCACAATCGCACAGATAAAAGGCATAAAAAATCTTACCGAATCAATGTCAATTCTAAAAAATATTATGGTGTCATTCAAAACTAACTGGACAGAAATAGAAAGATTAGCTAAAATTCATTTAACGGGCCTTAATTTTTTAATACCAAGAATTATCAGGATACGCGATGATATGCATGATACTTTAATCAGAGCGGAAAATCAGAGTAACCCTACCATATTACATATGAAACGTTTGCCATGGGTAGCGGAATTAACAACTCTTCAAGCAATGGGTATTTTAGAAGGACTGACTGTTACTGGGGAGTCACAAAATTTAGTTCTTGATTTACGAGCTATGGATGAAATTATTTTATATTTAACGGAAAACGAAATTGATGGTCCGACTGAACTTATAAAAAGAATTATTGACTTAGCTGGTCCCTTATCATCTGCTATGTTAAATCCTGAAACAGCTTTATCCGCACGCATACAAATAGGTGATACGCTGTTTTTGCTTGACAGGTATATAGCTGCGGAAAATAAATTGATAACTGTTTTAGATAAATTAAATTTAGATGATAATCCGGGCTATTCAGCCGTAAAGGATGGTTGGAAAATATTAGTTGGCGGAGCTTCTGGAATTTTAAGTGGATTAAATTTAAATACTAAAAAACCACTTGAAAATTTTGGGGCCAGAATAACTACTGGCACGGGAAACCGGATTTCTCCCTCTGTGGACACAATAACAGAAACATGGAGAACAAGTAGTTCTATTGCTATGGCTATTGGCAATTGTTTTAAAAACAACCCAAACACCAAAATATCACAAATCAATCCATCACTTTTAAACGAAACTATTGATGACATTCCACAAACTGAAAATGAAAAATTAATGACAGACGGTTCTAACGTGTATTTTAAACAAAAAGCTAATGTAGAATTGGAATACTCTGCGGTAGAGTTTTCTAAAATTTGGGAACAATAATGAAAGATTTATTAGTAATTTACAGCGACTCTACGACCGACAGGCTAAAAAAAGGCTTTAATAATTATCCTAGACACGCGACAGATATAAAGACGTTGCTTCAAACTATTGTTAGAGAACTTTTAAATCAAATCGGAACAAATCATTTTGACCCAAATATTGGGTCTATATTGAATCAATTCGCTGGTCAAGGATACAGTCCTTATGATGAAGATCAAATTAGAACCGCAATTTCAATGGCTGTGTCACAAACAGAAGAAAAAATACTTTATGAACAATCTTCTGAAACATACTTAAAAAATGAAGAAGAACTTACCAGCCTTACTCTGGACTCTATCGCCTACGATCACGGCCAAGGTAGTTGGTTCATAGATATAAGAGTGAAAACAAAAGCTGATCATGTCTATCTAGTAAAGATTTAATGAGGAAACACAATGGCTAAGAATGTAATTGCTTACATAAAACAAAAACTAAAAGATTACGATCCTATGATTGATACCAGGAATACGGCCGCCTTAGTAGATCTTATGGTAAATCCTTTAAGTACTATTTTAGAGCCTTATGATACTGAACACACAGCTTTACAAAATCAGCTTTCCATTTCAGATCCAACAAGTTTATCAGAAGCTGAGATGGATCAAATTGTCGCTAATTTTCTTATTCAGCGAGACCAGGGCGATAAATCCAGAGGTTATATAAAAATTTATTTTTATAGAGCACAGGATTTCACATTGTCCGCGGGGTCGCAAGTAGAAACATCTGCGGGATTAAAATTTTATACATTAAGCAACTATACCATTTCTAATACTCAAATGCTGGCTAATAACCAACGTTATCCATTATATTCGACTGATAATATATTAATCGAAGCTGAAAGTGCTGGATTACAATATGATATCAGTCCTGGAGCAATTTCTAAAATTTATGGGGTAACCGCTGAATTTGCTTATGTAACAAATAATACCGGGTTTTCTGGAGGAGCCACCAAAGAAAATAACACGGCCGTTTACACTAGACTTTTGTCGTCCGTTACCAATGAAACAATAGCGTCGCCGGACGGTATAACAAAACTCATAAAAAGAAATTTCCCGTCTGTTAATACAGTTGTTGTAAAAGGTATGATAGATGATGAAATGGCACGTGACTTGTCGTTTAATGCAACAGTATCGGGGTTATTAAATTGGAACTCTTCACAATATTATGAGTCTGACCTTGATGGGTGTGTGTCGGGATATCACGAATACCCTTATAACCAAAGTCAAGCTTATTTTGGACTATTTCAGGATGACGCGGCTACCTCGGGCTATGCTCCAACTGATTTACCTCTGGCTACTGAGTTTACAACAGAATTTTTACAAAATATGTATGCCAACAATTATAGAAAATATGATGTTCTTTATTCTGAGGTTAAGGCCGACATAATACTTAATCAAACATTTAACGCTGCTCCTGCAAAATCTGTGTTCCCAGCAGATTGGAGTAGATCCGACGCAGCCTTAGGATTAAACAATATGATTTCAAATAATGAAATAGCTATAGATTTGTCAGTTGGGGCGGTTCGTTTAGGATACAGGTATACCGAAGATGATGCGATTGCCCAACCTATTATTTTACCATCAATCAAATCTATAGAAAAAATAATTGACTTACTGAGACAAGCTAAATTGTCTGGTAGAAGTGCAACTTAATAATGGGTGATAATAAATGGCAATAAGTAAAGCAAGAGCATATTGGACTCCGAGATATAGCCAGGTAGTAAAAGACCTAGAGGCAATAGTTGGTAAAACTAAATATTATGACTATAGTCCGGTATTAATGCGACAAATAGATCAAAATACTGGTGTAGAGGTATGGGGAGTTTTTAAAACTAATGATGACACAACTACCGGAAAATTATCATACATTACAGTTTTACGACAGGGGGGTTATCCAATTCCACATGATGGGTTTGGGTTAGCTTGGAAAAAAACTATTTTACATCCTGGTGATTCTTCGGCTATGTATAATGTATATTTAGTTGACAATGATGTGCTGCATGAAGAAGTGTATGCTCTTAATGAAATGATTGTTCAGGACGCTGGTATCAATAACTTTCTAATTGCTGGTAAAAGAGAAATTTTAGCTGGTACTTGGTACAAATTTAAAATAAGGGTACAGGCAAATTATTCTACACGTATTTGGATAATGGAGGATACTTATACTTGGGACCAAGCAGTAAATTTACCTTACAATGGCGGCGATAATCCAACAGGTTATTGTCTAGATCGTGGGGCTCAAGTAGCTGGTGCGACTACAGCCGCGTATGTGCCTATTTCACAAGGCACTTATTTCGGAATTGGCGTCCCAGAAACACAAAATTCGGAATGGTGGTACAGAGATATTGTTATAGCCAGTATAGCTGACGCGTATCCGATGCAATTATTTAAACTAGAAGCTCCTGGACAATATTTTAATTCGGGGTCACCGGCACACGTATATTACAATGGTTATGGGCAATGGAATGCCGAGACACCGTTTGGTAATGGCGTTTCTTTATATATTTGGAACGTTACTAATAGCGAATGGGAACTGGCAGGGACTAACACTGCGACTGCTGAAGCAGAACCACAGGATAAAGTCATAGACTACACATTACCGGATATAGACGATTATATTACTACAACTCTTGGAGTTGATCATTTTACATTATTAGCATATGCAACGGAAGCCGATGAGACAGCCATATTACGCACACATTATATTGGAATAGATAATGTATTTCCTTCAGGAATTCATATGGGGAATATGTTAGATATATACGTGCATGCTCCAGATAGGTTTTCTACGGCTGAAAATGATGCAGGTGCTGTAAGTTCTGTTATGCTAACAGCCGACGAAGGGTTTAATTTACCTATTCAAGAAATACTTGAAGTTAGAGGTCCTGGTGGTACGTTGTTAACACGAAACGTAGATTATTCAATTAGCTTGGGAGACACAGGTAACGCGTGGTCAACTAAATCAAACCAATCAATTAATATTGTTGGTGGACCGCTGTCTATTACGGTGCTGTACAGATATTATATAGATGGAGCCACTTTGCAAGATTTTGTGGAAGATAATTCTGTTAGAAACGCTGGAACGGACAATTTAGTAAAGATTGTTCCTCCCGCTACCATAGAGATAGAATCACTAGAATATAGAGACGGGCCTGCTCAAGAAGATGTTAGAACATCAGTGGCCGCCTGGATTAATGATTTAGGTAACGACACAACATTCGAAATTACAGACCTAATTAATTATTTATATTCTTTAGGAATTACCTATGTAGATCTGGATTCACTAATTATTAATGTTCGAAAATATGATTATACTGGAGCGTTGGTTGATAGTAGCGAGATAACTTCCGACTATACTATAACAACAATGAACGCGTTTGTAACAGACACAAGTCAATTATATGGGATAATTAGATTATAATGCCACAACGATATAATGTTTCAACTTTATGGCAATCTTTAGGATCTTTTTGGGCGGACTTCGAAGACAAAGGTGTTATGGAAGTTGTTTGGAATGCCTATAGAGATATTATTACAGAAGAATATAGAACAACTTATCAACTTAATCTTTCTAAAGCATTTCAATACATGCCGGATTATTTTGAAGAACGCCTGCATTATTTTGATATTATTTATAGTGCGGACACCGCTACTTATTCTGGATTAGTTAATACTACTATAATTTCAGGATTATATAATTATTATGTGCCTGGTGAGATCTTTAGTATAGTTTCTGGATTAGACCATTATTATTATTTAAATGAAGATAATCAAAGAATGTATGAACATTTAACGGAAGATACTGATTTTGAAATAATTGACTATAGTAGAATTCAGTTTTTAAATAATCCTCCTTTCACAGCCGACGGAGATCTAGCTAATGTTGACGGCGGTAGTTTATACGCACCAGCAGTATTTCGAATAAATCCTATTATGTTCGCGTTATTTGGAACATTGGTTGATATTACCAAAGAACAGTTTAAAGAAAGAAAATATCACGCTTTTAAAACTGAGGTTACTAATTTTGAACAACAAAAAACAGACTTAAAACATTTTAAATATTTGATATGGTCATTAAATTATTTAAAGCGACAAAAACCAACAATAGAAGTATTAAAAAAATTATATGGAGTAGCAAAAGGAGTTCCTTTTGCATATGTCTCAGGATATGTTGAGTCTATTGGTATAGATGGAAGTAATTATACTTTAACTATTGCGGAAGAAACTTATTATGTCCCGGACATTTTAACTTTAGCTGTAACTAGCGGACAAGCGATAGGCCAGTTCGATTTACTGGTGAGTGGCATTGAGGTCCGCGATTATATTACAGATCAAGCTAGAATGATAGAATTGGCGGAAGAGCCCTGGCAAGCACGAGCTATGCTAGAATTTGTTGCTGATTCAAGTTTAAATATTTTAGATTACGACGAAACTTTTGTTAGCGGCATAGTAACTGATATTACTCCAGCATATATGACCGCCTACTTTAATTAAGAGGTTATTAAATGGAACGCGAAATAGTTAATGCGGGTGCAAAACTTTCTCTCTCGTCTTTATTTGAACATCTACAAGATGATGTTAAATTAAATACGTATAGAGATTTTGACCAGATTATAGACACATACGGCATCAATTGCGACACTGTATCAGGACTTGTCCCTGCTAGTGACACCACATTAAAGGTTACAGCTGCTGGTGCTCAAATAGCTATTAATACGGGCACCGGTTTGACTGCCGCGTTTAATTATATTGATGTCTCTACGCCAGACACAAGTACTCCGCCCGGCAATAATACTTACACAGTTTATATAAAATATGTGGAAAATCAAGACGAACAAGTAGATATCATTAATGGGTTTTTGTATGCGACTGGGGAGCCAACTGTACCTTCACGTGGACACGCTGATTATGAAATAGTGTATGATACAGATCCGGGAGTATCTGGGTTAACATTGGCTGAAATCGTAGTAAGCACCGGAACAGTACAGTCAGTTACAGATTTAAGACATGCCAATGTATTAAAATTAAAACATTGTGTATTTCCAGACACTGTAGTAAAAATAGATAGAGATTCTGACATAGCTGGAAAACTTACGGCTAATTATATTGGTACTAAGGGTCCCGAAGGGTACGAAATGCTTATAAATACGGCCGGTATGACACAAGACGAAGAACTTAGCGCTTCGGGAATTGTACAAGCACACGATTATAGACATTGGCACGGTAATGAAGTTACACAAGGCAGTAGAACAGTATTGGATAGTGTAAGTGCTATTACAGCACATTCAGAACTTAAAGCAGCTTTTAGGTATGGTGTAATAAATTTTCAAGAAGGTAATGGAGATAGATGGATTGTTACGAAAATAATTCCAAGTAAACCTAATACACCTACTGATTTAACTATCGGCTTACGCGAACTGGTGCCCGATGATATTACCACGAAAGCACTAACTAATAGTATTAGATCTTATACTGTTAAAGAAATTTCTTTAGCTCATAATATAAATGCTAATACAGCCCTAACAGATTGGCGACAATCTATTGTTACTTATCAAACAGCACACCCAACCTGGGGCGCTGACGAGTTATATGCTGTCTCAGGTTTAGAAGCCACAATGTCTGGATTATTCAATCAAGGTTATGCCTACGACGCTGGTGGTATTGTTCCTGAAGAAAATTATGATCCTGAAGGACTAACAGCGTTAGGTTGGAACGAAACCGGTGGAACCATAACAGACGTTTTGGAAGCCATAGATCTTACTTTAGCATTTAGCGATGACGCGAAAAGCACTTTAAATTCTGATATGGCAATTATTTCTAAAGAAATATTAAATAAAGAATCAGAAATTAAAACACACCCAGATAAAGGAAAAAGGCAGTTTGAAGCTCTTTGTAAGTGGACACGGCCCGCTTTAGTAGATTTAGAACCTATCGTAAAATATCAATTAAAAATATATAAACTAACACATACTTCAACCGCCGTAGCGGATGGAACCCCTCTTACAACTCTTCTGTCTAACTATACTGCAGAAATTGTTAAAGATATAAACGTTGAATCAGTAGCAGCGGGAATACGTTGGACAGAAAAAGGCAATACAACCGTAAAAGCCGGAGTAACCCAAACAGCGTCTAAAATTTATTTAAATAGTACCACAGGAATGGATGCACTGGACGCGATAAATATTACAGTTAGTGGTTTAGGGCAATATTCTGCCATTATAAAAACTGTCAGTAGTGATGGCGACGGGGTTTATATAGATTTAGCCCTGCCTTTAACTAACTCATATAACAATGAAGTAATTCCATTAGCTGAAGACACCGTTTTATCTTACGCCGAAGTAGTTGAAAGTTTAGATCAATATTGGATTGACGGTGTGTACAAAACAACTTATGCATTTCCTATTGATGTTGATCAATACTACATTGTCTATATCAGATCAGTTAGTAAATATGGAATAGTGTCTGATTGGTCAAATGGTGTTAAAGTTACAACTAATGATCTGTCGAGTGGGGGTGTTACTTTAGCTAATAAATCTAAAGAAGACAAAACATTTCTGGCTCAAGCAAAAGAAATAGAAAGAAAAGAAATAAAAAGAGAATTTGAAACGCAAATACTGGCCTTACAACAGCAAGTTGCAGCGTTACCTACACAAGACCAAGTTAGTAATTTAAGTGTAGAACTTTCCAGTTTGGATACCAGAGTTGGTAGTTTAGAAACACCAGCATAAAATTATGGCTAGAATTCGTCGAACAAATTTGTCACATACGTTTACCGGGTTACCGCCTAATATTACAGTAATGTTAGTAGACGGACTATATAAAGTAGAAACTAATGATGTCTGGAAAGCTTTACCTAGACACGTTGGTCAAACATCAACGGAAGGTGTAATAAGGTTCGATAATTTAAGGGACTCTATTTATTCATTGTTAGTAGTAGATTTTGATTATTCAGATAAATCTCAATACTACATACAAATTGGTGATCCTGATTTATTTGATACTATTATTTATCATACTATTCCTACCCCAGTAATTATTACATCTGTTACTACGGGTGTGGAAGGCACGGTTATTTATATAGATATAACTTGGAAGTTAGCTCCTAATGGAGTGGACGGGTTCTATCATATTTATATGCAACCACAAGATGGTGTGTGGTCTGAAAGATTGGTAATTGATAATCCTAAAACTTTTAGTGCCAGGATATCCACCAGTCTAAAATATTATACACAATACACATTTAAAATAAGAACGCTAAATGAAGATGGTAAACCTAGCGCCTTTTCAAATTTAATGTCAGTTATTACACCAGAGCTTGAACACGAAGATACTACACCGCCGTATAATGCAACCTTTATCCAATAATGTGTGTGGAAAAAATTTCGGCCTTTATACGAATGAGGAATGCACAATATACAATTAAAGCTTGTATATTGTCGGTAATTGACTACGTGGATGAAATAATTGTTGTTAATAACAACGATGCTACTAGTTTTAAAATACTAAAAGAATTAAATAATTCAAAAATAAAAATTTATGATTGGCCTTATGAAATTGTAAAAGTTTGGACATCTGAAACAAATAATCTGCCTTGTGACGATTGTCATTCATTAATTGCTATGAGCAATTTTGCTCTAGATAAATGTTCTAATGATTGGTGTTTAAAGGTAGATTCTGATATGGTATTTTTTAAAACTGGGATGGAAGCGATTTTAAATACTAATTTTATTCAGCCGTTTTTAGGGGTTGGAGGATATGAGTGTACTGATCCTTTTAATTTTACTTATGAATTTTTTGGAGAGGAGCCCAGATTTTTTAATAAGACTTTGGAGGGAGGATTACAATTTCGCAAATATTTTAATACAGGCGGTGAAATTATTTGGAACCCGGCATGGTCTATGGATACTAAAAATTGGGGCCCAAGATACAGTAATTTAAACAAAAAAAGATGTTGGGTCCATTACGGCTGGTCGACATCGTCAGACCCACAACGACCTTATAGAGGTTTGAAACAGACCGCTATTAATTTTAGTCACCATAGAGATATTATTCCTAGTTTACATAAAATTTTTAATCAATAAAAGATAATGAGAAAATTTAGGATCCATGTGCTTTCTTTAGCACACACCAAGTGTAACGACGATTATGTAAAATGTGCTTATACACAAAAAGCATACAACATGTGTAAGATGATGTCATCATTAGGACACGAAGTATATTTATATGCTCCTTATAATAAACCGACTGATGCCCCACTTCCGCCCCACGATAAATTTATTCCCGTTGTCAGCGAAAAAACTTGGGATGACTATTTGAAGTATTACAATACTAATGATCAATTTTTTAAATTTGCAGTTGACGATCCAGTTTGGGACGAACTACGAAGAACCCTAAAAATAGAATTACCTAAAAATATTGATCCTGACACAGAAAATTTTGTTCTTTGCTGGTTTGGTCATTATTTTGATGAACCCACTAAAGGGTTGCCTGGTAATACGTTCGTTATTGAGGCTGGAATTGGATACACTGGAACATTTTGTAATATGCGAGGACGTGTCTTTGAAAGTAATGCTTGGTGTTCATGGGTGTACGGACGACAAAACATAGAGCAAGGAAATTGGTACGATACTGTTATTCCTAATAGTTATGATCCTGACGATTTTCCGTATAGTGCTGAAAAAGATGATTATTTTTTATTTGTAGGTAGATGTATCGAAACAAAAGGAATTAATATCGCCGAACAAGTCGCCAGAAAATTAGGTAAAAAATTATACATCGCTGGACAATGCTCAAGCAACTTGAAAGCTTTAGGCGTAACATTAGACGATCAAGTACAATATATTGGAGTATTAAATAAAGAAGAACGTGGGGAATGGATGAAAAAAGCGCAAGCTGTTTTTATTGCCACATACTATTGGCCGCCTTTCGAGGGAGTTCATATTGAAAGTATGTTTTGTGGGACCCCCGTTATCACAAGCCCGTTTGGAGTTTTTAGCGAAACCGTCCAAAACAACAAAGTAGGATTTCGTTGTGCAAGTTTCAAAGAAATGCTGTGGGCCGCGCAACATGTTAAAAATCTAGATTCTTATAAAATTAGAAGATACGCAATAGACAATTTTTCTTTAGATCGGGTTCGTTGGATGTATCAAAGATATTTTGAGCAATTTAGCGATCTTTATAAAGCTGGAGGATGGTATGAAACTGAAAAAAATCCAGTTGAATCTTTAGATCGTCACGATAAATATTATGTTATATAGAGGTATCATTTATAAGACATGATATAAAAAAAGAGCCCAGGGCAGACTCTTTTTTAGCCTGTTTTTAAATTTAATGCTATTTGACTAAAAGCATCTTTTTCGTTTCAGTAAAATCACCGGCCTGGATTTTATAGAAATACATTCCTGATGGAAAATCACCGGCATTCCAGGTTACTCGATATTGCCCGGCAGGTTGATCGATACCAGATATGGTTTCAATATGATGACCGAGGAGATCATAAATATCTAGCTTAACATTAGTGGGCTGAAAGAGAAAGTAACTGATCGTTGTTGAAGCATTGAAAGGGTTCGGATAGTTTTGCTTTAGCGAACACTTTAACGGCAAGCTAACAATATCCTCTAATACATCTTGGGCATCACAGCCTACTCCAAACGCCCCGATATTATTACTGTCCTCGCCAGTTCCTATACAAGGGGAATCACTCTGTAATAGATAATTGGCTGTATCTGACCAACAAAATAACGGGTCTTCGTGAATATTGTGGACCCCCAAAACCGTTGTATCCTCGACGTCGCTGTAAGAAATTGAGTATATACTGCTTCCGTGAGTAGTGAAGCCATTATTCCAGACTATGGTGTTAGAAATGATCACGTCTGAATACTGTTCCAGGTACACTCCTGTTCCAGGATAGTTATCGGTAATAGTAGTATTTGACATCAAGAATTTGGAATGATACGCGTATAAGCCGCCGCCTTCGGTTGAAGCTTCGTTGTTGGCAATAAGGTTGTAGTGAAATTCTGGTGTTGGTTCTTGCATGTTCTCGGACATAAAAATGCCGGCTCCTGTCACAGCATGATTATTGCAAATACGGTTATAGGAAATAACCGAATATGACCAACAAATAAAGATTCCTCCGCCTCTCTCGACAGCGGTATTATCGGCAATTAGGTTTTCGGAAATTACAGGATTTGAACCGGTCCACAGAAAAATTCCGCCGCCCGCATCATTGGAAATATTATTAATGATGTGATTGTTGCAAATAATCGGATCGGAAGAGATACAACTTATGCCCCCTCCATGATTTCCACGACCATTCTGAATAGTGAAGCCGATTAACATGGAATTGCTTCCTGCGTAATAATTCTGGTAATAGAACGTTACTGTTGACCCAATTAAGCTACCATCGATAATGGTCTGATCGATATAATTGGTGTCTTCTGTTGTTAAAAACAGTGACCCTAGGACAACAGCGTGTTCTTCAAGATAAACGTTCTCATAGTAAATGCCCGGTTGAACCAGCACCGTGTCGCCATCGATGGAGGCATCGATGCCCGCCTGGATAGTGGCGTAATCGGCGGGAATGTTGGTAATAGTAGCTGAACCCGACAACACTATCCCCATTAACATTAAAAAGCAAAGAAGAGATTTCATTGGAACTCCTTTTTTAAGATAATATTATTCTTTCATTTTCTTATACCCTAATTAGAGTAAATAATGGCAAGTAAAATACAAATAAAACACGAACAGCCACTTACCTTAAAAGTAACTGGCGCGACAGATGATTCCGGTGGTTCTGGAATCAAATCTTATAGTATATATTATACGGTTGTAGCTTCTGGTATTCAGCCGGATATAACAGACGCTAAATTACTTACAACTATAGACCATCTTACAAGTATTCCTTCTACTTTATTTGCTTACACGACAAGTGGTTATCCGTCATCAGGCGAAACAGCTTCCGGTATTGTTCGTGACCATTATCACAGCGACCATATTTTTGAATATGAGTGGGACGGCTGGGAATCAGAAATGGAACATTACTTTTGGACATTGGCGGAAGATTTTTCTGGAAATAGTAGTGTTTTGGCATCAGGCGTTCATCCTGGTAACCCTATTTATAAAGAAGCAGATTACCAAGCTGTATATGCAAAAAATATTGCTCCTAAAGTTTCCGTTCAGAATAATGTTTTCTTATTTACAGGAAAAGGGACTCAAGTTTTTAAACACGATATTGTTGGAAACAATATACAACTTTATGTTCCAGCTGAATCAGAGTTAAGAATAATATCCCCTGATCGTTCTGAGGTCATTGATAAAGGAATATTGGAAGGATATCATTATTTTGAGCATGCGGACGATTTGTTAATATTTGTAAGAGTTTCTGATTGGGAAACTCCAGAGGGTAATTTATTAGTTAGTGGAATTGTGACCAGCCAAGCTTATCTTTTAACTGATAATGACATAGTAATCGGGCAACTGGAAGCAGATTATGGTGCAAATTTTCCTTATTTATTAAATATGTTTTATGGCGGTAAATCGTTAATACCACATACGTCAGATTTTATGTTTGGTTTAGAAGACGATGCCCATCCCCAATATCTTTTAATAGACGGTACTCGAGATATGGCGGGTGATCTAGACATGGGAACCAACAATATTACAAATGTTGGTACTGTAGATGGAGTAATTGTTAGTGGCCTGGTTTCTATATTATGGGCGGATTCTAGTTATAGTCTTGCTAATGATGGTGTACCGTCAACTAATGAATATGTTCAAGATGATGCTGCAACAGTTAAAATAAGAGTTTCATACGCCCATCAATCTATTTTTAAATATATGCATTTAGATTGTAAAGCTTGGGTAGATGTGGGAGAAAATACAGGCACTATCACATTAACCTGTAATAGTGTGTCTGATGATATTATGGTACCGAATGGCCTTGTTGGGGCGCAAGACTTGCCTTCAGCAACTATTAGTTTGTCTACATGTGTTCCAGGGAACTGTTACCAAGTTACTGTATCATTAAAAGCAGAACAGGCTGGAGAAGTTGTTAGAATGCGTTATCCTGTAATTTACTTAACGGTATAATAAATGTGTTGATTTTTAGTTGAAAAAGGAGTATAATTAAACTATGAACTTAGAGATGCAAATATAGATGTCAAAAATTTTAATTGCCGGCAAACAGGCAACCCATATCAATATAATAAAATATATTGGAGATACACACGATATTATTACTGTAATGACTTTTAATGATATGCAGAAAATTCTTTCTAATGGGTATTTTGATTTTATATTAGTATCACAAAATGGAGATACTACTGATGTTACACGGATGCTGGAATATACACGTAAGCGTAGTCAAGAAGCTGTAATTATAGTTTTATTAAATAAACCACTACTCGATCATGAAACCGTTGATTGGGTGCAATACCTGGCAAAAAATGTAGGTATAGATTTTTTTGTTCCCTTCTCTAGCGAGGCGGGCGAGATTTTAAACATAGCAATTACAAGCGCTACAACCAGGTTAAAACAAAGGGAATTAGGTCCTCGATTTGAGGAGTTAGCTAATAAGATTTTAACTAAACTTTCTTAAACAGGGGGGCTAATGAATCCAAAACAAGAAAGTCTTCTGTTAAACATTATGGAAGGCGTTAATGACAAGCTGGATAAACAGCAAACCAAATGGTGGGTTAAAATTGCGATTATATATGGCATAGTAATTCTTCTGTTGGGTGGGCTAGCTCACTGGAACAAGTCTCAAGACGCTACTATAGAAACTTTAAAAAATGAAAACCATAAGTTAGAGTTAAGAATACAAAAATTAGAGACTCAACGCCAATTTGAAAAATTACGTATACCGGATAGTACAAAACATGAATAAAACCCTAATACAAACAGTAGTTTTAATAGCTGTCCTAGTTATAGCAGGAATAGTTATAAAATATATAGTTATCAATAAATTTATTGGTGAGACTAAGCAGCAGATATCTAAAATTGTTCAGTTAGAAAAATTAAATAAAGATCAAAAAACGATGTATGAAGACTCTCTATCTACAATCTGGTCTTTTACAACAACCAAAATTAAAAATCTTGAAAAAGAAGTAGACAACTTAACTGATAATTATCAAGCATTTATTGATAGCTCAAAGGGAACTTTGTCAGCCGTCCATACCGGTAAAGGTGAAGTATCTATATCAGATACAGTACCAATCTCTGATATAGAAGATTGGCCAGACACATTAAAAATAACTACCCCTTGGGCTGAATTTTTCTATAACAGAAAACTGGAAATTGCTTCTATTAAATTAAATTTTCTGGTAAAGTTAGAAGGTATTGAAACTTCTGATCCTTACGGCAATCGTCAAGCTATAGAGAGAGTTTTTCTAGAATCCATACTTACAGGTGAAACAAGACCAGTAAAATGGGAAGCTAATTTTACGTTTTTCAAACAAAGTAAAAAATTATGGCATTGGTGGAACCCTAAAATCCATTCGGGCATATTATTAACTAAACCGGTTCAATATTGTTTATCGGCTAATCTAATGTCTTTTGGTCTGGACAAATATATTGAAACTACCGCGTTTTATTTTTTAGATATCGGTGTAGCCAGTGACTTTCAAGATAAAATTACCATAACAGGAATCCCTATTCTTTTGAATATGGGAAATTTTTTACCTTTTATTTCTAACGTAAATATAGGCCCAGGTTTGGGATTTGAAGTTAATTCTCAAAAACCTGTATTTATTATAAAAATGGATGTTACTTTTTAATTGACTTATACTATTTTTATATGTATACTAAATTAGTTAAACCAAAATAATCACAATGTTCAATTTAAATTACCCATGGCTTTTAGCAAAATCGTTGATAACCAACAAAAAAGTAGAGTATACTTTTTCAACGCCCGACGATACAGTTCAAATACCGGAACTAAAAATAAATGATATTTCTATGGATTTGCCTTGGAATCCCGATAGAAAATGGGGAACACGTCCTCTGTCTATTATAGACAGTGTGATAGTTCACCAAACATTGGCAGCCAATCAAACATTGGCAGGCATAAATAAATATCATATCACGCCTGGACCAATGAACCATATTTCATCGAAAGGGTGTCCTCATATTTGTTATCATTACGCGATAGAGCCTGACGGTAGGTGTTATAAATTAAACGATGACAGATATATAACGTGGCATTGCAAAGGTCACAACGCTGCTTCCCTAGGTGTTTTGGTTAATGGTAAATTTAGGGGACCAAGAGGGCTATCAGACTTTGAAGGCGACGATCCTTCAGTGGCTCAAATACACACTTTAAAAAGACTTTTAAATATTATTGTTCTACCTTACGGACGTACAGTTAAAGGCCATTGCGATTACGATCCACAAAATAAGTCGGCGTGTCCAGGCTATGTAATAGAAGAACAAATTACCAATTGGAGTAAAAACGGCGGATATAACTATGAAAACACTAATAAACTTTAATTATGACGCAACTGATGAAGTAACTAGCGGAGATATAGCAAAGATCGCTATGTTAGTTAACATTTCAAATATAAGCGAGGCCGCCAGGAAAACTGACATTCCATCGCAATTTGAAATGTTTAAATTAGCTGATGATCAATGCGCGTTAGTTATTAAAGACCCAAAGCACGGGTATATCAAAAAATACGCAAATTATAATCGAGATCTAACAGAATTAAATACATTCTTTTTCTTACAGAAAGCCGGGTACCTGCCAGACGAAATCAATAAAACCGCGGCTTATTATCTTTTGGAGGCTAATAAGAAATTTAAACTAGAGCCTCCGGAAGAATTAAAGAAACTAGCAGGTAAAAATATAAAAAATAATATTATTCACATAACGTCTATAGATCCTGTTGTGTATCAAATGAAATTGGCACATCGAAAAAACGAGATAACAAAAACAGCTATTCACAAATTAAAAGATGAGCAGTTCGCATTACCTAAACAAAGAAAATATCCTATTATAAATGAAGAAACAATTAAAACAGCAATGATGTATTTCGGTGCTTATAATGACCAGTTAGACACATTAGATAGAATTAATTTCGCCGTTAATACAATTCAGGCGGCTAAATCTTTTAATATTGAACCAAGCGAAGACATAAAAAAATATAGCCACTTATCTTTAAATAATATAAATCCTGATTTTAAATTTCAAATAAGAGAGCGGCAGTCTCTTGTTCTTGAGTCTGAAATAAAAGAATTGTACGACGATATTCTAGAAAAATCGGCCGAACTGAAACCTATTAAATTAGCGGCATTACTTCGAAAGGCCGATGAGTTAGCAGGTCTGAAGAAACATTGGGGAAATTTTATTGAAGACCCCATTATTTCAACTTTAGACGTTATAAAAGAGGCATCAATTAAAATTGGCGAGATTACACTAACAAAAACTGCACTAACTAAATTATGTGCTAAAGATGTTTCTAAATGGATCGATGGGAACACTTTAAAGGAATTACAAGGACCGGATGGATTAGACGTTTTTGCCAGTTTACCAAAACCAACACAAGATGGATTATTGACAAACCTCTAATCAACAAACGCTATGTTGTTGTATCTTTTACTGATCGAAATAGGCTCAGCTTTAATAATATTAGCTGGGGCAATCCTTGTTTCGGTAACAATAAAAAAAGCTATAAAGGAACAAGGATCCAAGAAAATTGAAGTAAGTATGACAGACCGGTCTTATATGTCTGGTAAAAAAATTAGTCCTGTTGTTGACGTAAAAGAACTAACTAAAATAGCTCTGCAGACTAAACCTGCCAAAGTTAATATAAACACTGACACTACTATCTTCGATGGGAAATCCAAATAAGGAAAGACTCTTACACTTAATAAACCAAGGTCTTTCTGTTGAACAAATTTCTAAACAATTAAGACTGGCGGATTCCAATGATTTATTTTATATTCTTGGAATGTACAGTCTTAAATTAAAACCAAAAAAGCAGGATGTTACAAATATGAGCGCAGGGTTAGATATTGGCACTAGCCGTCTATTATCAGCAAGAAACGACGGCCCTCAAATAATTTTAAAATCACAAAGAGATGCTTTTTTAAAATTACCTTCAGGTAAACAAACACAGAACGCGTTAAAACGACTTTCTGTAAATTATATTGAATTAGAAGGAAATTATTTTATTGTGGGCGATGACGCTTTCGAATACGCACATGTTTTTCCCGCAACTGATTTAAGGCGACCAATGGCTTCTGGTATGTTAAATCCAGCAGAACCTGACGCTTTTCCAATTTTACAAGCATTAATTCATAATCTTTTGGGGGACCCAAGAACAGAAAAAGAAAAATGTTATTATTCTGTACCGGCCCCGCCCATAGATGTTGATAAACTTACACAATATCATTCGGACATTGTGGGTGAAATAGTAAGATCTTTAGGATACGAGGCACAACCTATTAATGAGGGATATGCCGTAGGTTTGATTGGTTTAGAAAAACATAATCTAACAGGTCTCGCTTTATGTTTTGGCGGAGGATTAGCTAACGCTGCGGTGCTATATAAAGGATTATCAGCCTTACAACTATCTGTCACAAAAGCTGGAGACTTTATAGATAATAACGCATCTCAGGATACTGGTATACCTAAAGTTCACATTACTGCGTTAAAAGAAAACGGAGAACTGGATATCTCTCAAACTCAGACTACTAGGGCCGGGCAAGCCATTAAATCTTATTATTTATTAGTTATCAGGCACGTGCTTACCAATTTATTAGAACAATTTAAACTAACTGAAAATATGCCTCATTTTGACGAGCCAATTGGTGTAGCCTGTGCAGGTGGAGGAGTATTAATAAAAGGATTTGCTGAAATATTTAAACAAGAGTTTGAAGCTATGGAAATGCCTTTTAAATTAAAAGATAACGGACTTGAAATTATAGAAGATTCTCTCTCTGTTGTAGCTCGTGGATGTCTGTCGGAGGCTTTGTTAGATGAATAGTTTTTTAAAAGAAGCGATTCTTATTAAAATAGGTAAAAAATCTGTAAAAAATGATACCTTACGAAGTACCGTGGCTGGTGGAATTGCTGGTGTCGTTGGAACAGCAGTTACACAGCCACTTGATAATGTGGTAGTTCAAATGCAGAATGAATTGAAGGGAGTTGCCGAGGCACGGGCTAAAGGATTAAAGGCACCAATTAAAACTGTTAATAGTGCAAAAGATTTTTTGCGACAAGTAAAATTACAAACTTTAGCAAGAGACACCTGGACAAAAGTTACTCCCATTAGAGCACTTAAAGCTGGGATATCTACTGCCACTATTTTTGGTGCATATGCCGGCTTGAACCAATTAATGAAAAAACAAAGTTCTGTTTATAGCGATTTTGGGGTAAAGCCGGGAACTACTAAAAAAACCGAACCAACTACTTCCAGATGGACACCGTTAGACGCTGAGTCCAGATTAACGTGGTCTAAATTAACCGGCCATCAGAAAAAACAAGTTAATCAAACTTTCACAGATATGCCGGACAGATTGCGAGATCATAATAAAACTTATTTTGTAAAAGAATTAAAAAAAGGAAGAAAGTTCGATAAACTTTTGGAACGTATTACGCAAAAATTACAAAAACAACCCAAGGCAGCACTCTAATGACTATAAATGAAATAATTATGTCTACAGAAGAAATTGAACCTGAAACTATTAGACAGATGTTTCCCACATTAAATGAATTAGATATAGAAAAAGTGCACGCGGCCAGGCTTATTATTCATACACGATTTCCATTTGAAGATTTTTATGTATTTGAGGACACTGTTCTGGCTTTAAACGGGTCTACTCCTGATTTTAGTATTTTACAAGGTTGCACACCTGAACAAATATGGTATGCTGTTGACATAATGACTAAGTTAAGACCGCAGGTTGAGTTTTCTTGGGAAGTGCAAGCTTATTGTAAATGGATGTCAAATGATGCAGGCGTTTATATTTATCCCCCTGTTTTTGATGATTTAGATAATCCTTATTATGAAAAAGCCGTAGAATTAGCAAAAGGCGAACTAATAGATAACAGTTCGATTGAATCTACTCAAGCAGGAAAATATCTGGTAATACAAGTTTATATAAACCGCACGAAAAAAGAACAAAATACGGAGTGGAGGTAGATTAAATTATGCCAGTATCAAGCACCCCTTACCCTATAAGTGACTACCCATCAAACTACGCTAAATATCCTTCACCATTTTTTGATTTGTCGCGAACTTTTGTTCCGTCAAAAATTAAAACTTTATTTAAATTTTGCAGAGTCTTCTTTTATAAAAATGAGTTTATAAACAGTGTTCTCTATAAACTAACTGAATATCCAATTACAGACTTAATTTTCAAACATAAAGATCAAGAATTAAAAGATAAGTATCGGGAATTATTTAATCACTATTTAAAAGTTAGAACCTTATTAATAGAGATTGGTTTAGACTATCATACTTTTGGAAATTGCTTTATATCAGCCACTACAAAATTTAAAAGATATTTGACATGCCCACAGTGTCAGCATACTGTTCAAATCAGTGAACAAAAAGATTTAAAATTTAAACAATATAATTTTAATGGCACTTGTCAAAATTGTAAAACTCAAGTAACTTTTAAAATAGATGACAGACCACTAAAAACTCCAGACGCAATTAAATTTATTCGTTGGCAACCTGAAAGAATCGATATTGATTATGATCCGCTTACTGGCGAATCTATTTATTATATTTCAGTTGATCCAAAAATAAAACAAGGTCTGGTACAAGGATCAAGAAAAATATATGAACGCACCCCATTAATATATATTGAAGCTCTCAAGAAAAAAAGAAAAATTCAACTAGACAGCAATAATTTATATCATTTTAAAAGACCAACTCTGGCCGATGAAGATATGTCCTGGGGTAAACCTGTTTTACTTCCAGCCTTAGGCATTATTTGGTATATGCAAACTTTACGCCGTGGAAATGAGGCAATTGCTTCAGAACATATTATTCCTCACAGAGCAATATTCCCCGCCGGTACTGGTAATCTGGACCCGTATTCACAAGTAAATTTGACAAAATGGAGATCTCAAGTAGAAGCTCAATTAGAAAAATGGAAAGAAGACCCTAACCATATCGGAATATTTCCTATACCTATGGGAATGCAGTCTATGGGCGGAGATGCTAAGTCTCTAAACGTAACTCCTGAATTAAAATTTTTGGAAGAATCCGTTATTAACGCATTAGGCGTTCCTATAGAATTTGTAAAAGGCGGGGTTAACTGGACTGGGTCATCTATATCTTTAAGAATTGTAGAAAATCATTTTTTAAGTTATAGGGAACATTTATTGGATTTTCTTAATTACTTTATGATTCCTAAAGTTGCTGAATTTTTAAAATACCCAACAGTGGCTGTTGAAATGAAGAAATTCAAGATGGCTGACGACACGGAATCTAAACAATTGGCTATTCAACTTAATCAACTTGAAAAAATTTCTGATTCCAAACTTTTGGAAGATTTTGGTTATGATTATGACCGAGATAAAGAAGCCAAATTACGAGATATCGAATTCAGATCTGATTTATCTGAATTAATGTTGGCCAGACAGTCTCGTGCACAAGGTAAGGCACTTGTTGTACAAATGAATTATCAGGCTCAAGGCGAAAAAGAATATTTAGACACTAAAGCTACAATGAGAGAAAAACTATTCGCAGATGAAATAGCTAATGAGAACGCTAAAGTTAAAACTAAGTCAGAAAATTTAATAGAAAAATATACTTATGAAGTTATGTCATTACCAGAGGAACAACAGATTCCAATCTTAGAAAAAATGTATGCTAAAATACCGAACACTGCCATGGCGGTCGTAAATAGAATAAAAGATAGTCAAGCAGGTGTTCCTTTAGTTAATGGAACTAAACCACCGGCCGATAATCGGGCGGTTGAAGCTGAACAAGAAAAAAATAAAGTAAAAAAAGTAGAAGGAAAAAAAGATAAAAGCAAAGCCCAAACACGAGGTAACCCGTAATGATAAAATATGGAACTAAATTATATAGATGTACTCATTGCGGCCTGCAGACTACTATGCCGACCGAAGAATTTGAAAAACAGGCTAGCACAGAGACTTGTGCCGATGGTGGAAATAAACACGAATTAAAAGAAGTTACCAATGAAGAAATTCAAGAAATTTGATTTAGACAATCCTCAAGAAACTAGTGAATATGAAGATTTATTGAATAATCCAGATAGATACACTATTATAAAAGAAAATTTTACATGGGACAAATTAAAAAATAATAAACCTTTCATAGCTGTTTGGTATGAAATATTAGACGAAATGTAAAGTAAAAAGGGATGTTAGTTAACATCCCTTTTATTTTAATAGTTAGTGTGCACATTACTTTATATTAGAAGATCAATGTATTGAAGAATGTACTGTCTAGTGGATCAAATTTTTCAAGTTCACTAATTCGACTTTTGATGGATTTACTTACAATGTCTAGACTGTCCTCGTAATCTTTATCTAAGCTGTCTTTATAATCTTCTAAAAAATTTATTTGTATATTATTGTTAGAAGGTGTAGACGTATTAATAGTTAGAATACAAGACATAATAATTAGCAAAACTATAATGCTTATTAATAATGTTTTTTCCATATTTTACTCTCCTACAATAATGATCTATTTACAGCTTCTACAATACTCTGGGGAGTTGGATAATTATCGCTCCACATTTGATATTCTATATCATAGGGGCCATCGTCTATTTCTATGTTATGGCTGTCTAATATTCTGACATTTATTTTCATCATTCGTCCAAACACATAATCCGCGTAGAAAACATTCGATGGTGCGTGTCTTATATTACCAATATAGTCGCCAGAATTTTTAATATTATCCCAGACCTCGTCTTCAGTGGCGTTAGGCCGGTCTTTTAAAATTCCCATTCCAAAAGGTTTACCACAGGCTTGCCATAATAACCAAAAAAGTCTTTTACAAAAAATTTCTGGATTGTGTAAAATTTTTACTTTCATTTTTTACTCCTTCAATAATGAAATATGGAAAAGACGGCCATTAAATTGGCCGCCTTTCTTCTTAACAGAGGCAGGGGCCGACGGAACAGAATATCTGGAAGCCTGCATTTGACACGCTTAAAATCACTGCCAACTGTTAGTAGGGTGAGTTGGTTTATAATATCTTATACCATTTTTATACGCGCTAATTTAATGTTTTATAGGTTATCAATAGAATCAAATCAGATCTGGTTTGTTTTAACACCAGATCTTCATGAGGCGCGGGAACTAATTGTGCGGAAAGTATTTCTATACCTTTCTTGCTCCAACTATTGACTTTACCCTCTAAGTCTTCCACGGTCATACCACTGAAAAGTTTAATTTTCATTTGTTATTAACCCCCTATTGTCTGCTTCAGAAAACACGGCTTGAGCCCAGTTATCCATAGTAGGACAACCGTATGGCCCTGGGTCATCCCAGGAATGGCCAGGAAAATAAGGAAAGTTATTCAAAGCCTTAGCCACAGCTAATAATTCTTCATTATCCATAGAATCTAATTTTTCTCTAAGAACCATTGTTGCTCCTTTCTATCTTCTTATACCATTTTAAAGTAAAAAAAGGCCATCGTTAGATGACCTTTTCTTCATAATGTCCCGCATCTTTACATCGAAGATTGGATTGTCTGTATTCAGAAATCTGCCTCGTCCCAACTCTCCGGGCGTAATAAATCAAACAGGACCTCAGTTGAAAGTTATCAACTGGGAATTGTAAACTCCATATATTATCTTGTACCATTTTTTTGTTTCTTTATTTTTTTGCCATCAATAAATTGAGCCACCTCATGGTCATCTGATGTTCCATATGTAAATCTATAACAAGTAATAATTAAATGAGGCAACATTGGCGGATTATGCATTATACGGGTGACTAAATAATACCTGGAATCAGTTATATGTTTGTTAAGGTATATTTCACAATCATTCTTAAGAATATTAATTATAGATGGGTCCACATATGTATGTTTTTTGATAATGTCTTCCCATTTTATTTGTACTTTGTAAATTGCTTTAGTTAATCCTTTCGGAGTTTCTCTATTACTTTCAAACTCTATTTCATGTTTTAAATATTTCCATTTGTGTTTCATTATTACTCCGAATTGTCAGAGATGTTAAAGTCAAATAAATTACTGCTGACGGGCATTTTGGAGATAGCATCCTCATCAACTTTAAAAAACTGTGGTAGAAATCTTTTAAACTCGTTCATAAGAAATTCTCGTTTATCGCTCCATAATAAATCTTTATTAACTTTCGCTATAGCATCATAATCTATTACTTTCTTACGGCCATTATCTACCCATTCTTTATATTTAGTCTCTATAGCGTCTACAAATCTTGGTACTGAAACTAAAGGCCGTAAGTGACCGCTGTCTAACCCCATATTAAAATGGCCTATATTTTTTACTAATATCGAGTTAGTGCCTTCCAATACTTCCGGAATAGCAGAATTATTTGGAGCTATACTAGAGGTGCCACAGGCCGCGGCCTCAGATAAACTCAGACCCCAGCCTTCACCGATTGCTGTAGTAACATTAATATCCGCAGCATTATAAAATTCACACAACTCTTTTTCAGTAAAAGGATTGCCAATAATATTTCTATTAGCAATTAAATTGAGTGCTTTTGTATTAAAATCTCTATCAGAATATCCCGCATTTATAGCGTGAGCTTGCAATGAATTTGCTGACCCTGGGCCCATAGTCCGCTCACTTGTATTGCTGTGTAAATATAGTGCAACGTCGTTTTTTGGCAAAACAGTGTCCACTACCTTAGTCATGTCACAGCCGCTCAAATCACAATATTTTTTATGTAATAAATAGTAATTTCCACATTTACATTTTTTATACCCGTGCGTCACCAATGAGAAAGCTCGCAAGGTAAGAGGAATTATTTTTCTAGGTTGAAACCTATTGACATTAATAGCTACAAACTTATCCTTCCAGCCCATTTTTTGTTTAATTTCTCTTCTCTCTTGTTTAGATAAGAGTTTAAACACCTCAACATCAACGCCGTGATGTAAAATTTTAATTTCTAATTTATTTATCAGTTCGGGAAATCGCTCATAAATGGTATTTACGGCGAATTGAGAATAAGTTATGTTTTGACTTACCACCCCTGGTTGAAACGGTAAGTTCCAAACAGGATTAAAAGGTGTGCCATCAACGGGAAAATAGGTAATTATAGGTTTATTGGGACAAATCTTTTTAACAGTAGGAATAACTTGTTGAATATGGAAAATGTCCTGGAAAAGAAAAATAATGTCGGGGTTGACATCTTCTAGAGTTTGTTCTATTCTTTTCAATCCTAAAGGGTCTGTTGGATCAGTGGAATAAATAAAATATTTGGTAGCATCATACCTATGTCTACCAAATTCATTTATTCCTAATATTGATACGTCGAACTCTTTATGTGCTTCTTTTAATAAGTTTTCAGCCACGATTCCAAACCCCGTTTTTACTGTGGGTGAATCTGAGTATACAAAAATTTTAGGTTTAGTCATTATCTTAATTGATTTAAGTGTTTTTTTTAATATACATAATTATAGACATAGTGTCAAGCTAAAAAAAGGACCTAAGTCCTTTTTATCATTAGTGTTATCCGAAAATATATTTCAGATATTACATCTATTACAAAACAGTATAGTGCTCCTAAAAATCCTGCCAATGGGTTCCAATATAAAATAGCCATAATTAGACCATAATAACACATTAACATAATGTTTTTATTTTTGGAATATCCTAGAGCTATTATTAATTCAGTTAATACTAAACTAAATAGTCCCCAGCCATACCCTATAGAGGCAGTTATAACTATTGCTATGAATAATTGAGTAAATAAAAATTTATTTTTCAGCATATTGTTTTACTGGACGGACAGCTTTAGCTGTCCTTATTTTAAATTTGATCCGCCACCGCGTTTTGATAAGTTTTTAAATCTATTGCCATAATGTCCCACCATCGAGCTCCTCTAATTTTGTGCACAATATCCATTGCCCCAACAATACTGTCTGCTCTTATATAGATTACTCTTTCTTTTATTAACTTATTTTTTATATTATAGATATCTAGTGCCGCACGATAATGCAAATTTACTGTTCCTCCACATTAGGACTTTCTGTCTCGTTTTCGTGGCCACCGCTTTCTTCTTTGTCTGTTTGAAGAGCTTCTACCAATTGGTCAACACCATAATTTAACATAGCTTTAACAGCCTCGCCTAATTTTGGGAGAACGTCTTCTTTAAAAATTTCTTTGGTCATTTCTTTTGATTATTATTACCTCTGTCTGTAATTATTTTTACGATGGTTACTATAAAAGTCGATACTCCAATTACCACCGATTTTCGCGCCGCCTCAATCAATGAGTCGTACGCTGGATTTGTTACCATACTTTGGGAATTTGGTTAGAGTTGTTCTTCGTATGGCTTGCAATGTAAAATATAGAATTCGTTACAATGTTCCACAAATTCCCTTAACATGTTGTCGAGTTGTTGCATGTTCACAACTATTTTTTCAATTATCACGTCTTGATCTTTTACAGTTATATACTCACAGCCAGATTGTAATTCATAAGGCGATCCATCATATTTCGTTAGTTCTTGATACAAAGCCAAACGAAAACCTCTCTCAGCATAATTAGAAATTGAAAACTGCATACAAGATAAAACATTCAAGATTTTTTCATTTTCAGGATTTATCCAATTAACTCTGATTATTGTTTCAGTGTCTTTTATTGAGTCTATTTCTTCTATTAATGCAATCGGTAAAGGTAACCTAAGTTCTAGAATAGTGTTGGCTCTTACGTATTTTATTTGTTCCTCTATTTCACTTTTGAAAGTTGTTCTAGAAAGAATTTTCCTCTCTGTGGGTGCAGTCTGCGTATCCATTCTATTTGTCCTCTTAATTTTTGATATTCATTTATATTTAAGCTATGACCAGACTTTATAAAATTATGCAGTTTGGCTCGGAGATTTCTATAAGTAGTTTTGTTTATATTTATTTTTTTGTTCACCACTATGCCCGTAACCACCATTCGCCTAGATTGTTTTTTTATTTTTGTTTTTTTTGAATTTAATCTGAATCCAAAACCTTTAGCTGTGCCGGCTACAGTTCGTATTACTTCTCCGATTGCCATAATTTTATTACTAGAAATACTAATATCGTCGGCATATCTACTGATAATACATTTTTGTTTTATTTGTAACTGATTTAAAGATTTATCTAGTCCATGACACACAATATTACTAATGATCGGCGAGGTTGGTGCGCCTTGTGGTACTCTTCCTTTATATGTTAATATTTCTGAAAGAAAACCTATTTCTTCATCTTCATTTTTAAATTTAATTACTTGTTGTTTATTTAATATTCTTTTTAAATTATCGGCAACAACTTGTTGGGTTATACTATTAAAAAAATTTTTTAAATCAACACTAACTATAATTTTTGCCCCAACATGTTGACGTGCGTTAGTTATCGGGCTTCTATTTTTGACAAATCCGTGAGCGATAGGATGTGAAGAAAATTTATACAAAATATTATATAAAATAGAATTTTGTAAAGATTTTAATTTACCGAACGGTGCGTCAATATAACGAGGGCTGCCTGAACGTTTTTTGATAGGATAAGAAGTGTAATATGAGCTTTTATTATTTATAATATCTTCTATTTCTTCTTTAGTAGTATTTAATATCTCATAAATAGTTAATAATTTAGTTGTCATATTAATTAATTGTACTCCTGCTGGAAGCAGGCCCTAGTGATAAATTAGCCTGTGCAGCGTTTGAGTGAACTTAAAATTTTATAATGGCGAATCACCATTAAAATACTACAATTAAAAATTTTTTCTTGTTACACTGACGAACATGTTTACTTTTAGAGATAAATAACGCAGTTATTCATCTCGTAAAGTTAACATTTTCGTATTGATATTTGCTAATATCAAAAATTTAAAACAAAGACGAATCATCTTTGTGTAATTGTGTTACATAAATCTGTAACAAGTTTTTCATAAAAATACCTTGCTTCATTATAAAGCAAGGCTTGATACCGATTAAAAAAGCATTAATTAATTTAGCACATCATTTTGCATTAAAGATCTATAAGGTTTAAACCTTATTTCATTCTTGTTTTAGTATTGTTTTAGTAACAAGCCTGGTTACTTGTGTACCCGCGACCCCGGCAGCGTCGGGTCCCTTCAGCAATCGACGATAACACCAATCTTTCGAACGCAGAATGACGTGAGAAAGGACAAATGCGAATGCATTTGCATTGGTGTTAAGTAAGATTGCTGTGCCATGATCATAATTGATTATGGCTATAGGTGGTACCATAGTATATTCAATTTGACGAAGCATCAAATATATTCGTCCCGCCCTCATTTCTGAAGTCGTCGAAATTTACGCTGCTAAAAAATTATTGTCTTTAATAATCGGAGGTGGTGACCTAAAATTCCCCTATACATTCTAATTCTTCAGAACATCCTAATCTTATGGGAAATAAATTGTTCTGTTAATAAATTATAATTGGAAGTAATTGCAAGACGTTTCATCTAACTATTGCATGGTTGCAAAATAATTTATAGATGGAATATTTTTGTTGCCATTAAATTGAATCAAAAATGCCTAAAGCTATTGTATCTTGTTGATCTCCCCTAATATCTGACAATTTGAGTATTTGATCAGAAAATTCATCCAGAGTTTTTGAGAAAAAACTCCAACCGCCCTCTATTAAAACGCTATAAATAGACACTTTATTGCTTTTCTTCCATTCCTTATATTTTACTAACCAGGAATCACGTACTGCTGCTTCACCATCAGTAATAAACACTATGTCAGCTTTAGAGTAATTAGTTTCTGTATCAATAACGTCCTTAGCTTTATTCAGTGGTGGCTCAAATTCAGTTCCACCTCCTTCAAAATATTCCGCCATAGCCAGAATTTCTTCTATACTGGGCGGTTTATTTTTTAAGAATTCATGAACTTTTAGGTTTTGTGAGCCATATCCTGAAGAAAAATGAATTACGAAAAAATTTCTTTTTTGAGACATAGCTACTTCTAGTAAAGCTAGGGCTACGGCTTTACTCCAAATTTCAGGATCTCCACTCATTGAGCCTGAATTATCAATACAACATACGATGGCTCCTTTAGATTTTTTCGCTTTGCCTCTTAGATCATATTGTAAACATTTATTTTCTACCAGGTCTACCATAAATTCAAGTCTACGGTTTGGGTCATTCAGCTTAGTTATTTCAGATGGAAGCAGTTTGGATAAATCGCTGCCACGTTGAATAGAAAATATTTCGTCTATTCCTTTTTTTATTTTTTCTTTTTGTTGTTGTAGTGCCATTCTTTTAAAACGACCTGCTAACTTAGCTATGGCTTTTAATTTACTAGAACTACGTAATCTTTTAACTAGTTCCATTTTCTCATGATAAGGTTTACTCTCATAACTTCCGGAAGCTCCTAATCCCCAAGCTTCCAAAAATTCAGATTCCTCTCTTACAAAATCAGCTGTTTTTGAAATAGCCGAGGATATCATTCCTTGAACTTTCTGTTCCCTCATAGATTCTTTAAAAGTCTGATGGAACTCTTCCACTTTTTTCTTTGCTTCTTCAAGAGTAGTTTTTTGTTTTGCTATAGCACTGCCAGTATTTTTACTATCTTTATCTTCTTTGCCGTCCATAGCGTCAATCATGTCTTGTAATTTTTGCTCTTCTTCGGCTTGTTGTTGTTGGGCGTCTAATAATTTTTGAAGCTCTTCTTTTTGCTTTTTTAATTCTTTAATAATTTCCAAAGCTTTTTCGGCAAGAGCTTCCGTAGCTATTGTTGAGAGAACTTTATCACCAACGGTAAAAACTCTGACTTCTTTGTGTTTAGAAAGCGCTTGGATTTGATTCATAAATTCTTTATTTAATAAAGATTCCCCAGCTATTTGCCAGTCGTCTAGTAAATGGGGACGTAGTCGCGCAACTGAAGAATAAATATCTTGTGTTAATTTAAGAAAAGGCTTATATTCTTTTTTTCCTGTATTTTCTAAATCTAGTAGAGGGTGTGAATTTTGTTTTACATCATTATAATCATTTACATCGAAATCGTCACAAAATATACTATACTCAGATTGTGCAATTTCATCGAAAATTGATTTCTTATTTAATTTTTTCATTTAAACACCATCCAATGTTAAATCCATACCGACAGCTTTTTTCATTAAATCAGAAGTTAATTTGTTAACTTTTTCCACTAGTTCGGTCATGGCTTTGGTGTCTTTTCCCTTTTTACTCATTGTCTTAATATGTTTGCTCATATTATCTCTGGCGGTACGTAATTTTGTAAGAGCATCAAAACCTTCGTCTCTCCGTTTGGTTTTATCAGTAAGTTTTACAATATCATTGGACATTTTAACGCAAGAATTAAATATTTCTTCTATTTTATTACGTTCTGGATTAGTTAGGTCAATAATAGTTGAGTGGACTTTCTTTATCTTATCAGGATCCTGCCAAAATAAATGTTTTAGGATCTCGAAATCTCCTTCTTCAACAATTTTTGACCCTCTTAACCAAGCTTCTGCTCTAGTTATGCGTACCGCAATTTTATATGTTCTATCAGAAACTTTGATACCATTACTATCTAGGGATTTTCGTACTTTACTAAACATCTCAAACATCCCTTTGCTGAGTTCAACAGTATAGATATCGGTTTGAGCTAACTTAAGTTCTTCTATTTGTATAATATTTTTAGGTATACCATTAGTCTCATTTAATTCTAACATTCGAAGAAATTCAGAAGTTTCCTGAATGGGATCCACTTTATATTTTAAATGAAACCGATCAAAAAGTGCGTCGAGGTTGTCTGAATCTTCAGGCACTTCATTTGAAGCCCCAACCAAACACAGTAACGAACTTTGTTCAGGCTTACCATCATTGTAAAAAATCCTTTCGTTGGCTAACGAAAGGAGGGCATTTAGAATTCCTGTATTTGCTTTAAATATTTCATCAAGAAAAGCAAAATGTGCTTCTGGTAATTTTCCAGTTACTAATCTGCGATAATGGTCTTCCATAAGCCCTTTGGCAGAAATTGGGCCAAATAGTTCATCCGGCGTAGAATATCTGGACAATAACCATTCAAAATAGTTTGCTCCCGATACATGTTTTGCAAACTCTTTAACCATCATAGATTTTGCTGTTCCAGGAGTTCCTAGAAACAATATGTTTGTTCGACTTAGCAAAGCTAAGATTAAGCCTCTTACAGCTTCATATCTTTCTATAAAAAGATCGTTTAATTCGATTTCCAAGTTTTGAAGTTTTTCTCTGATTGTTTCGATTTTGTTGCCTGACATTATTTTATTATTCTCCTATTCCAAGCTAAATGGTGGTCTTTTTGGCGGCCCTATAGGGCCTGGACCTTGCAGCAATGATTCCATTTCTGGATGATGTGGGCCAAATATAAGTATTTTAAGTATTCCATCTAAAGTTTTTTGTAAAACATCTTGTATAAATCCTTTATAAGGGTCTTCTATTTTTTCTGTAATTTCAAAAGTTAGACTAGTATTGGCATCGGTTCTAACAGTAATTGTTGTTTCATGATCATGGCCTGGGTCAAATCCAAAATCCATAATCATTTTTTTTCTTTCCTCAACCGTCCAAGGAATACTTTTTTTTATAACAACGCCGTCTTTTGTTTTTGGCATTTGTACCTTATTTCGACGTTCTTTTAAGGCAGCATCCACCTCTATTTGAGTTCTACCATATTGTTCTGGAGTAGGTAATTTATAAGGTATGTTTGTTCTAATTGCTATTTCTTTTAAAGCCAAAATATTACAAACATAGCAAACCTGACCTCCTCCTTCATCTTCTTTTTTAGTAAGAGGTCTTCCACATTGAGAGCATAAAGGAAGATCTTCTTCATGTTGATTCATTATAATCACCTCCGTATTTTAATATAATAAAAAAAGAGTCTATAATCAAGACTCTTTTTTAGTATTTTTTCCTTGAGAAAAATCTCTCAAATAACTGCTTGAATTGCACCTGTCACCAGAATGGATCAAGTCTCTATTGTCTTGCTCATTTTGAGATGAAATTGTAGACAACGACTGTCCGTTATGTCCCCAGAATCGGTTCTGTCCAAATTTTTGCTTGTTCATGTGAACTTGCCTTATTAACAAATTCACGCGACTTTTCACGCTCAGCCAAATGGAAATAACATTTCTTCTTTATGCCTGTTAGAAACTGAAAAACAGACAGCGCTGTATATTTCACGTTTCATTTCTTGATGAGGTGTAGTATCACTTCATTAAATTTTAAATGTATGTTGTTTATAGAGTTATATAGGTCTTTTCTTTCATTGGGTGCAATTACTGATTTTTTTAATTTAGGAAATAATCCTTCTAGTTCTTTGGTTAACTCTAACAGTTTCTTAACAATGTCTGGGCACACACATTTGCACTGTTTTAACTCTTTATTCTTGTTAGTTTCAAGCCCCAGTCTTCCAATTATCGTAATACAAACAGAAATGAAATAATCCAAAACATAGTTTTGGGACAGCCCTTCCTCCTCTTTGTCATCCTTATCCATAACAAATCGGTGGGCCTGTACTAAATAAACCGACCGTAATACTCATTTTTTACTTGATTCCTTTCCTTAAATAATTTATATTGTTATTGATACGAAATTTGAGGTTCTAATTATCTTATACCATAAAAGAGGTAAATTTAAAAATGTCAAAAGCGATAGATGAACTGTCCACACCCTATCAAAACGATTTAATTCGAAATGCTATCATAACTAGTATAAAAGATCAATTCCCCGTAGTCGGAAAGCACCATACTTTGAAGCTAGACTTATTACATTTAGATTTATCTAAGGTAGATGAGCTGGACCTTCCAGCACAAAAAGAAGCTAAATTAGCAGGAAAAGCCTGGACTGCTCCCTTATTGGGATCTTTTAGCTTAATTGATAATAATACTGGACAAATAATTGATAAAACTACCAAAATGAGAATAGGAAATATTCCACAATTAACTAATAGATTTAGCACT